GTGGGAGTGGGGGCGGTGGGGCGGGTGGCGCGGGCGGTGGAGACAGGGCGATGAGAGACGTTCCTCTCGACGAAGTGTTCACCTGGCGCGAGGAGTTAGGCCAGCGAGCCAAGGAAGCGTTCGGCGGCTGGCAGGTGGACTGCTCTCCCGTGACCTTTGCCGACCTGAAGGATCGCTGCGAGCGGCTGGACCGCGAGGCCGACCCGTTCTTCGAGCACGCGCACAGCCTCCAGCCGGTGCCGTGGAACGGGGCCAGGGTTCACGTGGTTCGAGTCGGAGAGGTGCCGGACGGGGTGCTGAGAGGGTGCCGGTGCGGTGTGATCGCGCGGGCAGCGGCAGGAGGTGCGGCGTGAGAAAGAGTCCTTGTAAGCATGAACCGCAATACCCGGACCAACAGTTCTGCCACTGTAAGTTGTGTGGTAGGTTGATTTGGCAAAAGTTCAAGAACGGAGTATATAAGTGGGTGCTTCAATGAAATTCGCCTACGCAGACCCACCCTACATTGGCCAAGCACAGCGTCACTACTCCGCTGACCCCTTATGCGCCGAGGTTGACCACACGGAACTCGTCCAGCGCCTCGTCCGCGACTTCCCTGATGGCTGGGCCTTGTCTGCCTCGTCATCGTCGCTCGACCGAATCATCCCGATCCTCAACCAGCACTGCCCTCCCGGCTGGCGCATCGCCGTCTGGTGCAAGTCCTTCTGTGCGTTCAAGCGGAATGTGCGGCCTTGTTACGCGTGGGAGCCGATCATCTTCTGGGGCGGCAGGAACCCAATGCTCGGTTGCCGCGCCGTAATTCCAGAGAAGAACGGCAAGCAGACCACTCCAAAAGATTTCATCGTCGAGCCGATCACCTTGAAGAAAGGGCTAGTCGGGGCCAAGCCGGAGAAGGTATGCCGGTGGATTCTGGCCCTGCTGAACGCCGAGCCGGGAGACGAGGTGGTGGACCTGTATCCGGGGACTGGAGCGATGGGACGGGTGGCCGATGAAGTTTGCCGCGAACCTGAAAATAATTGTTTGCAACCAACCCTCCCTTGTGCTACCATCCTTCCTGAATGAACCAGTCCCCCACCACCGGGCAGAAGGGCCATCCAGCCGAGCGAGCATCCGAACTGGAGCCGACCTCTCCCGCCGCTTCCCACACCCTCCGCCTCGATCCAGCCCCCAGCCGCGTTTTCACATGGTTGTTCTGGCAGGAGTCTGCCGAAGCCGTTCTCGACGACCGGGGCCGCACGATCCAACCCGCCGGACCCTCCCTCCGCGCTCGATACCGTACCACCGGAGTTGAATGGGAAGCGTGGCCCGTAACCGAGGAAGAGGCGAGAAAAATCATGTGGCCGGACGCCATCTACAACTTCTCCTCCGGGCGAGCCTGGTCGCAGATCGTGATGCCTTACAAGAGTAAAAGGATGGTCCGGGCGGGGGAGCGACAGGCGACGGTGCGGCAGCGCGAGGCAGAGGAGCAGCGAGTAGGTCGGAGGTGGCTGGCCTAGTGACCACGGAGACCAACTCGACTGATACGACTCTTACCGCGACTGAAAGGCAGCTTATCCTCCGCCGCCTCAAGCACGGCCCGGCCCTCCCCCGCGCCGAGCTGACCGCCTACGCGAACCGGCTGCGGCGAGAGGTGATCGCGGCGAGGAAGAAGGCAGCAGAATGATTGGCGACACTGTATTCATCATCGAACTGAACGGTTGCGAGTGGGGAGGTGCGGCGGACGTGGCGTTTTCCACCCTTGAGAAGGCCGAGAAGTGGGTCGCCGAGCAGGAAGCCAATGATCCTCCACCTTCCTGTGTTGACTATTACGAGATCAAGAAAGTGGTGATTCAATGAGCCCCCGTCCCCGCCTCCCCAAAACCCAGTGGTCCGACGACAACATCCGAGTCGAGGTGAAGTCGGCCAGCGTGGTCGACGAACCTTCCAACGTCGAAGTCTTCGATGCCTGCCTCGCCGAGATGGGCGCGATCCGGCTCAGACTCATGCTTGGTTGCTACGGGCCGGGGACAGTATCGAAACCCAAGCCGGCGTACCGCTGGCTGCTCGGCGAGTCGGCGACGATCCTCTGCAAGGACCTGGACACGGTCGACTGGTTCCGCGAGCAGTTGCTGGCCTGGCTGAAGTCGCTTGATGGCGTGCGGCTGGCCAGAGTTGAGGACGATGACACGGCAGAGAACGAGGTGGCCAAGTGAACTGGCAGGACTGGCAAACCTCGTGGCAGCAGACCCCGGTCTGGATCAACAACCACGACCGGCTCGACCTGGGCTTCCGCGACCTTCTCGCCTGGCTGCGCTGCGCCGGGATGACTTCGATCGGCGTGATCGACAACGCGTCGACCTATCCGCCGTTGCTCGACTTCTACGACTCGCCTGCGATGACCGGCATCACCCTGATCCGCGCCCAGAACCTCGGCCCGGACGCGTTCTGGCGGATGGACCTGCACCTTCAGCAAACCCGCCCGTTCGTGGTGACCGACCCTGACTGCGTGCCTGACCCCGACTGCCCACTGGACCTCGTCCGCAAGATGCTGGAGGTGGCCGAGCGCTACCACCCGGCGAAGGTCGGCCCGGCGATCCGCATCGACGACCTGCCTGCCTGCTACGACCAGCGCGACCACATGAGGATGTGCGAGAGCGATTACTGGTTGCGTCGCTATCCCGAGCAGGACTGTTGGAACGCCGCGATCGACACCACGCCTGCCGTTTACCAACCCGGATGGCAAAAGTGGCCCCTCGCCGACCAGGGCGGAGTGCAACACGTCCGGCTGGACTTCCCCTATGTCGTGCGACACATTCCGTGGTACAGCCAGTCAGACAACCTCTCCGCCGAAGAGCGCTACTACCGTGCTCATGTCGCTCCCAACTTTTCCTCCTCCTGCCCCAACCCGATTCCTGAGTAAGAAAGGTCAGACATCGTGAAGATAACTCTCAATTGGCCCGACTCCATCCCCCAGACTCAATTCAGCAAGGATTTCCTCCAAGGGATGCTGAACCGGGTTGCAGTCGGCTACCACAACTATGGCGATGCAAAGAAGTCCTGGCAGAGCGGCCACGGATTCAACTGGATCAAGTCGCTTCGGTTGCGTCTGACCAAGTATCGCGAGTCGCACAACACCGAAAACCTGATCGACATCGCTAACTATGCCATGCTCGAATTCCTCTACCCGAACGACCAGAAAGCGTTCTTCAAGGCGACCGACAAGTCAGGTAGCCCCGGCGCGGTTCTGGTCAGTGGTCGTGTAGTGCAAGGAAAGGAAGATCTGGACTGATGAAGATTGTTCAGCCTTACGCAAAGATTATGGAGCCGGACCTGCTTGCTGGCTCTCTGTCGCGCATCGAATACGCCGCGCGGGTCAGTCACCGGTCAGAAGAGAACGCGAGCGACTCGCCAGAGAAGTTTATCCGAGCCGTCGTGCTGCAACATGGAGACTGGTCGGTGACTGAGCATGTGTCAGCCTCAGTCGAGTTTCTTGTGGACCGGGGTATCACGCACGAGATCGTTCGGCATCGTCTTGCGGCCTACACACAGGAAAGCACCCGGTTCGTGAACTACGCGAAGAAGATGCCGCCGACGTTCATATATCCGATTGTCGAAACAAAATGTCCATATTGTTCCAGTGGAATAGAGCCATCTGCAATGCGCATCGCGACCGATGGAGGTTCCCGTTGGTATCACCACCCTGGGGGCGAGCAGGTGGGATTGGCTGTGTGTCAATACGACGGCGATTGGCTCGACTCTATAGACACAGTAGAGCGCAAATACAAAAATCTCTTGGAGAAAGGCTGGCGCCCGCAGGAAGCCCGCTCGGTTTTCCCTAACGCGCTCTCCAGCAAGATCATCGTCACCTACAACCTTCGCGTTTGGCGGCACTTCTTCCTGATGAGAACCAGCAAGGAAGCTCATCCACAGATGCGGCAGGTTGTAATCCCGCTTCTCGCTGAGTTCCAGCGCCTCGTACCCGTGTTGTACGAGGACATCGTGCCAGAATCACGGCAGGTCGATAACATCGCTAAGGGACAGTAGAAAGGTCAAGTCAGCATGGACTACGCAATCCCCACCCTGATCCCCGGCGCCCTCGCAGTCGACGACCGCGGCACGCTCTCCTTCGTCAACGATTTCCAGTTCACCGGGGTCCGCCGCGCTTACCTGACCCAGAACCACCGCGCCGGGATGGTCCGCGCATGGCACGGGCACCGGCGGGAGCGGAAGTGGGTGGTGGCCGTAGCGGGCAGCGCGCTGGTCTGCACGGTCCCGCTCGCCGGGCTCAACGACGACGTCGAGCGGTTCGTTCTCTCCGCTGCCCGCCCCGCCATCCTCGCCATCCCGCCGGGGTACGCGAACGGGTGGATGAGCCTGACCGGGGACGCGACCCTGATGTGGTTCTCGTCGGCCACGGTCGAGGAGTCGCGGGAGGACGATGTGAGGTTCGAGGCGAGGCGGTGGAATCCGTGGGAGGTAATTGAACGATGAGTAAGTCTGTGAAGGTTGCAATCCTCGGCTCGACCGGGATGCTCGGGGGGATGGTGGCGCGGTTCCTCAGTCAGCAGCCGGAGTACGACCTGTGCGTGATCGACCATAGAGGCGGAGAGTTCCCATTCGACGCAGCGCAAGTTAGTGTTGAAAGTCTGGTGTACCTGCTTAATGGACAGGACTACATCATCAACTGCATCGGCATCATCAAGCCACGCATCGACGAACAGAACTCGTGCTCGGTTCAACGCGCTGTGCGAGTCAACGCGCTGTTTCCTCACATGCTCGCGGAGGTAGCCGAGCGTGTTGGAGCGCGCGTTCTGCAAATCGCCACCGACTGCGTCTACTCCGGGCAGGGCGCGTCGGCCGGCTCCTACTTCGAGTCCTCCCCCCACGACCCCCTCGACGTCTATGGCAAGACCAAGTCCCTCGGCGAGGTCCGCTCGCCCACCGTCCGGCACCTGCGCTGCTCGATTGTGGGGCCGGAACAGGTAGACCCTCCCCGCCCCGTCTGCTCGTTGCTTCAGTGGTTCCTTGCGCAGCCGCCGAGCGCGACTGTCTCCGGCTTTACTAACCACTTCTGGAACGGCGTTACCACCCTTGCCTTCGCCCGCCTCTGCCATGGCATCATGTCGGACGAGAGGAACTTCCCTGTCCTCCCCCCGGTCCAGCACGTTCTCCCCGCTTACGCAATCCCCAAGTCGGAACTGCTGCGCAACTTCGCGCACTTCTACTCGCGGCGGGACATCCGGATCGAGGAGAAGGAGGCGGCGAGCAGGGTGGACCGGACCTTGGCGACTGACCACCCGGAAGTGAACGAGGGGCTGTGGCAGGCGGCTGGATACCCAGCCCCGCCGACGATCCGCGAGATGGTGGCAGAGATGGCCGGGGAGGTTAGCCGATGAAGGTGCTCACCATCCTCGGCACGCGCCCGGAGATCATTCGCCTCTCGCGCGTGATCCCCCTGCTCGACGAGGCGGTCGGGAGGGCGAACCACCTGCTCGTGCACACCGGCCAGAACCACGACCCCGGCCTCTCGCAAGTCTTCTTCGACGAGCTTGGCCTGCGTGCGCCGGACATCCAACTCGAAATGCAAGGCTCGTTCGGCGAGCAACTGGCCGCGCTGCTGCCTGCCATCGAGCTCCTGCTCACCGCCACCCGCCCCGACCGCGTGCTGATCCTCGGTGACACCAACTCGTCCCTGGCCGCGATTCCTGCCGCCCGGCTCGGCCTCTCGGTCTACCACATGGAGGCAGGGAACCGGTCCTACTCGCCCACCTCGCCCGAGGAAGTCAACCGCCGGCTGATCGACCATGCCAGCCGAGTCCTGCTGCCTTACACGGAGCGGAGCCGGGCGAACCTGCTAGCAGAGGGCATCCCATCGGACCGAGTGTTCGTCACGGGGAACCCGATCTGGGAGGTCATCCAACACTACGGCAGACAGATCGACCTTGCCGCCGCAGCGGTGCGCGAGCGGCTCGGCCTGACCGCGCGCCAGTTCTTCCTCGTCACACTGCACCGCGCTGAGAACATCGACGACCCGGCCCGCCTCCGAAACTTCATCGAGGCGTTTAACCAACTCCAATACACATACCTTCACCCTGTTATCGTCAGTACCCATCCACACTTGCAGCAGAGAATCGACGCGCTCAATCTGCGCGGGGGGGACCTCAGCCCCTCTGTGCGATTCCTCCCTCCCTTCCCCTTCTTCGACTTCATCGCGCTTCAGCGAGCCGCCTTCTGCACCCTCTCGGACTCAGGTACCGTGCAAGAGGAGTCCTGCCTGCTCCAGACCCCCTCCGTCACCCTGCGCGACCATACCGAGAGGCCAGAAACAGTGGAGTGCGGCACGTCGGTCCTCTCCGGCGCTGACCCGGCGCGAATCCTCGACCTCGTGCGGCTGGTGACCCGCGCCGACCACGCCTCCTGGACCCCGCCCGCCGACTACCTCCGCACGAACGTGGCCGAGACTGTCGTACGCATCCTCCTCTCTTACCTACCAGAAAGGCAGGCAGTATGAAAATCCTTATCGTTGGCGGCGCGGGTTACGTCGGAGGCGCAGTCACTGACTTGCTGCTCGGCAACAACAACTACGACTTTCGAGTGTACGACTCGCTCCTCTACGAGGAGAGCTACCGCAAGCCGGTCCCGTTTGTCCGGGGCGACATCCGCGACCACGCGCGACTCCTGCCTCACCTCCTGTGGGCCGACGCCGTGGTCTGGCTGGCTGCGGTCGTGGGCGACGGGGCCTGTGCGCTCGACCCAGCCAACGCGGTGGCAGTCAACCAAGACTCGGTGCAGTGGCTGGCCGACAACTTCGACGGCAGAATAATCTTCCTCTCGACCTGCTCGGTCTACGGCGCAGCCGACTCGGAACTCGACGAGACCTCGCCGACCAACCCGCTCTCGGTCTACGCCTCGACCAAGCTGGCCGCCGAGCAGTACCTCGCCGGGAAGGATGCGCTCGTGTTCCGCCTCGGCACCCTCTTCGGACTCTCCGACCACTTCTCCCGCGTGCGTTTCGACTTGGTCCTGAACACCCTGACCCAGCGCGCGCACCGGGACCACCGGATCACCGTGTTCGGCGGGGAGCAGTACCGGCCTCTGCTACACGTTCGGGATGCGGCGCGGGCGGTGGTGCGGGGGCTGGAGCAGGAGGCGCGCGGGGTCTACAACCTTTCGCGGTCCAACTGGTCCATCGCTGACCTCGCCGCGCAGGTCGCCACCGAGTTCCCCAACCTCGAAGTCCTCCGCACCCCTCAACACTTCGAGGACAACCGGAACTACCGCGTCAGCAGCGAGCGAGCCCGGCGCGACCTCGGCTTCGACCCGGCCTACTCGCTCTCCGACGGCATCCGCGAGATCAAGCTCCTCCTCGACGAGCAGCGACTGACCCTGCCGGACCTCGCGCGGTACTGGAACGACCGGCACCTCGCCGCGGCGCAAGGAGGCAAGTAACAACATGGCTCTCGGTACATCTCAGCCCAAACTCGCCGCTACTCTCGCCGACCACTATCAGCACCTCCTCACCTGTGCCGAGCTGATCGACACCCGTGACCACCTCCCTCTCCTCCACTCCCTGCCCGGCGCGATCCTCGAAATCGGCTGCGACTGCGGGAACTCTACCACCGCCTTCCTGACCGGTGCAGCCAGCTCAGTGACCTCGATCGACATCAACCCACTATGCGCCGAGAACTTTCCTGACTCTCCACAGTGGCGCTTCGTGCTCGGAGACAGTCAGTTGGCAGAAACCTACGATAAAGTTTGCAACCAACACTACTCCGTGTTATATGTAGATGGTTGCCACACCTACGAGGCCACGTTGCACGATCTCAGGGCATATTCCGAGTTGGTTCTACGGGGCGGGTTGGTGCTGGTACATGACGTGCTGGCGAATGACAACTTCCCTGGGGTGTGGCGGGCATTCAACGAGTTTCGGAAGGTGTTCGGGCCGGATTACGTGAAGTACATCCGCCCTGGAAGCTACGGGTTAGGGGTGATTCAACTGTGAGTCAACCGACTGTTTCTATTGTTATTTCGACCTTCAATCGCAATCCACAGCTCGCCCGGACCCTCGCGTCGATCGCGCGGCAGATCTCCTCTCTTCCTTACCCCTGTGAGGTGATCGTGGTCGACGACGGCGATGGCCGCCACGGCCACCCTTCCGCGCGATTCCTCTGCGAACAGTTCGGCGCGCGCTGGCTCCCCTGCCGGCGCCCCGCTTCCGCCGCCTTTCGCAATCCGTCCCTTCCGAATAACATGGGGATTCGGGCGGCCTCGGGCGAGGTAGTGATCCTCCAGAACGCCGAGTGCGAGCACCAGTCGCCGGACACCGTTGCGCGGCTGGTCGCGGCTGTCCTCGACGCTCCTTCCTCCCGACCCGCCGCCGTCTTTGCACACGTGCTGGCGCTTGACCCGGCTGGCGCGGTGCAGCAGTCCTACTGCGGCCCGGACAACCAGCGACCCTACTTCTTCTGCGGCGCGATCCGGCGCGAGTTGCTGACCCGGCTGCGCGGGTTTGATGAAGATTTTCGTGGAGCCGGCTACGATGACGACGACCTCGCTGCCCGTCTCGCCGGAGAAGGCGTCGAGTTCTGCTACCCTGACCTGCCCCTCGTCCACCATCAGTGGCACGAGCCGGCGGGGACCTACGACGACGCCCCCCAGATGCGCGACCTGTTCGAACAGAAATGCGCGGCGATGATCCGGGGGGAACTGGGGACGGTGCGGAACCCTGCCGGGTGGGGAGGACAACCGTGACCCTCTCAGTAGACAACCAGGTCGTTCAAGGCTTCTGGTCCGGCCCGCTGACCACGATGGAGCGGCTCAGCATGGCCTCCTTCCTCGCCAACGGCCACCAGTTCCATCTCTACACCTACGACGACTATGTAAAGGGTGTGCCGGAAGGTGTACTGGTCTTAGACGCCGCTAAGATACTGCCCGAGTCTGAGCAGGCGACCTTCCGCTGCTCCCAGCAATTCAGTGACTGGTTCCGCATAAAACTCCTGCTCGACAAAGGAGGATGGCATTCTGACCTGGACAACGTGGCCTTGAAACCTCTTGACATTTCCTCTGAGTACGTCTTCTATTCCGATCACGACGAGTCTACTGTCTCGCTTGCGCTAGCCAAGGCTCCGGCAGGAGCGCCGCTCCTCCAGCATTGTCATGCCTATATCGCCTCCCTCTCCGCTGACGATCGTGCTCGCCTATCCTGGCAGGAGATCGGAGCGGAGTTCGTACAGGGGGCGGTGGAATACTTCCACATGACCAACTACGCCCAGCCTGGCCGCGCGTTCGACCCGATCCACCACCTGCGTATACGCGAACTGGTAAACCCGGAGGCGACGTGGGATTTGGAGAACTCTTACTCTCTGCACCTTTTCCACGCGGCGTGGAACCAGGGTCCAGCCGACCGCACCGGACGAGGATTCGACCTCGACCTGCCTCCCGGCCCCACGCTTCTGACCGACGCGACCTACCATCCTGACTCGCTGTATGAGAAATTGAAAGCGCTCTATCTATGATCACTCGTCTGAGTTACAATGGGGGAGTCGAGAGTTTGCGCTCTCGACTCATGTCACATCGGATGGAGGTCCGACGAATGACGACCCCTAAGAAAACTGTAACACGAAGAGGACCGGCAGCAAGGATTCGCGTCGAGGACTTCATTGGACAAAAGTTCGGTAGGTTGACTGTGCTTGGTCCGGGTGGGCGCAACAAGGATGGGATTGAATTGTGGCGCTGCCTTTGTGATTGTGGGAAGGAAGTTTCAACCAGCAAGTACACTCTTCGATACGGACTCACTCGTAGTTGCGGCTGTCTGATTGTGGAAGGTTTCGTTGCACGCTCCAAAGCGAACACATCAAAGCAGGATCTAACTGGTAGGGTGTTCGGACGCCTGACCGTAATCTGCCTACGCAACGAGGGGCGGATAAAGAAGACGCGTTTTTGGTTGTGTCGATGTGAGTGCGGAAAAGAAACAATAGTCAGTAAGTTTAACCTATTAGACGGCATGACCAAAAGCTGCGGATGCTGGCATAGAGATGACGTTGCAGCGCGAGCAACAACACATGGCCAGAGCAAAACTAGAACTTATCATATCTGGCAAGGAATGGTAGAGAGATGTCTTAATCCTAAGTGCCACTCGTGGCCTAACTATGGTGGTCGGGGCATATCGGTATGTCCATCTTGGATGGATTTCGAGAACTTCCTGCGTGACGTAGGCGAGTGCCCTCCCGGCTTATCCATAGACCGCTTCCCAAACAACGATGGTAATTACGAGCTAGGCAACACGCGTTGGGCCACAGCAAAAGAGCAAGCAGGAAACAGGCGCCCACATCGTTGGAGCAAAGTTTGTAAGCACGGTCATGTCGTAGCGGGTGATAATGTTGTAATGGTTTCCGCGGGAAAAGGAAAAGGTACGAGAATGCGTTGCAGGACATGTCTGCGTAACAGGCAAAGCGCATGGCAAATAAAGCACAGAATGGAGAAGATCAATGATTCAAAGTAACAAGGTTGTAGCAGCCATTCTCACCGCGCATGATCCCTCCCGCTGGCACTACCGCCAGATTGCTCGGGCGCAGTTCTTGCCTAACTCGCCAATTCCATACAAGTTTGTCTTTGGTGACGCGCCTTACGGCGATTGGAGCAAGACCGGCATACCTGACGACGAGATCCTTCACGCTCCGGGCTCCGATCTGAAGACCCACCTTCACCTGAAAGATAAAGCCGCTTGCCAGTGGGCCTTGGAGCAGGATGCACAATTCCTCTGGAGAGCCATGGACGATACGTGGTGGTGGCCTGAGCGCATTCTTAAGGCTAATCTTTTCCAGTTTGATTACGGCGGCAACTTCCCTTGCACTCTACGACTCGGAGGAGTCTTTAAAACACCCATGGCCTACTATGATTTTTGTCATGGTGGCTGTGGCATCTGGCTATCGAAGAAAGCCATGCAGAAGATCGTCGATACCGAGTGGCGCGCGGATTATCTTGATGATTGGCCAAACCAACTAGAAATCGGCTTTGGTCTGACTGCTCCCAAACTTGATTATCCCTGGGACGATTTTTTTATTGGAGAGGCCCTCAAGGGTAATCTGGCATGGGATGATCCTCTGCGCCGCTCACCTGTCGAGGCATACTCCGCACAGGGAATAACCCTGTATTCCGACGACCTTTTGTTTTTCAACGACGACCCGTCGAGATGCCTTAGTATCCACGATCCGGGGAGGTCTAAGCAGGCCGAAGGAAGTAGATTTGCTGGCCTACAACGCCAGATCCGCCATCGCAATATCGCCGCCGCGATGGCCGCCGCGAGGGTTCCTGCCGAGGAGGTGCCCAGTGGCGATTAACTTCACCCGCGAGCCCAACTCTACCGACCTGCTGATTCGGGTCAACCAGGAACTGTTCGTCCACCGCTCACTCGACGCGTACGTCGAGGAGATGAGCAAGGCTATCAGCACGTTCGTCCAGACCGACCCCGAGGTTCGTATCCTGATCAACGAAATGGTGCGGACGGCGTTCGGTCAGGTGGACCTACTGAAACTGGTCACCAAGGCTGTAAGAGACAGTATGCTGGAGGCAAGTAAGACAATCGAGGTTAAGCCAACAGAGGACACTCCCCATGTTTAACGAAGACGATCTTCAGCCTCAGCGCGCGGTTCAGCGCGTCGGAGATTGGTTTGGACTCCGCGACGAATTCCGCAAGCAAGCCCTCATCAGTCTTCGCCGTCGTGAAGGGCTCCCCACTCCGGAGCGTTGCCTTGGAGCCTTCTACCAGCGCGAGGATGGCGCGTTCTATCGTGAGCCCCCAGGCAGAGAGACTGTTCTCGACACCACTCTCTACCCGAACGGTAAAGGCGGTTTCAGCCAATGGGCTGTGGGCACACGGAAAGGATTGTCGCGTGAAGAGGCCGAGAAGAACTGGAGCCGGTCATCGTTCGACATTCTCGAAGTGGCCGAAGATGGCCGCAAACTCCAGGATGAACTGCTCGACCTCAACCGCGACGCCGGAACCTACGCGATCGCCGAGCGCGTCTCTCACGGCGAAAAGTCGGAGCAGGCGCCGGGCTTCGATCTGGACGGCACTTCAGACGAGGAGATCGACGCCCGATTCCAGGAGTATTTGAAACGAGGGTTGAAAGATGTCTGACCCCCAACTCTGTCCTGATCTCAGTATCATCGGTCGTCTTCATCGTAATGCCGTTAAACAGCGGCTGTTTCGTCGTTTTGTTCGCAGGAGGGATTCACAGGAACATCCTTCGCTTAAACGGACGGCGGACATATACTTTCTTGTTCATTACGCTGGAATGAGTAGAAAGCGAGCAGCGGAGATGTTTGGGGTGAGTCAAGAAAGGATCAGACAGATCGTAGCTAAAGGTGACATACTCATCGAGCTAAATTCGTTTCAGATATGTCACCCGCGCGGTTCTTGCTTGATAGGAGCCATAAACACATGAGCGTAATTATTAGGTTGTACACAATGCTGACTGCAATATCCCGTTGGATTGAGGCCATGAGAATCTATCTTTTGGTTCGTGCTTACGGGATCAACAATGAGTGCCCGCCTCTGGTCCCGTGGCGCAAGCGGGAAGGTCTGCCCTCACACGATCAGTGGCCGAAAATCAGGCTGAATGGGGAATTGAGAATTGAGCATCCCATTTGGGTTCGAGGGAAAGTGAAGGTCGGTCCAGTACACCCTGTGCCTGCGAAGTTCGATAAGGAGAACTCTTGAGCGCCGACCCCCAACTCTGTCCCGATTGCGAGCAACCAACTACCACCATTCCCTGCCCGTCTTGTGCCGAGTGGCGCAAGCAGAAGTTCGCCAGGATGGACGACGAGTGGCAGGACAAGCTGGCCCGGCGCAAACGGTTCCGTCCACTGAGCGCCATGTCCGGCGCGGACTTCGGCGAAGCGCTCGCGGATATGGTCAAAGCTGTAGAAAGATCGAGGAAGCAATGACACAGGAAATCGAATCCGTAAAGCCAGCCATATCGGTCATTATCGACGACGGCGACTGGATCATCAACTCGACCGGCCCGTATAGCAAGGTCCTGTCCCAGGCTATCCTTCCCCTCGCCGCCAGCGCGCGGAAAGTGATCATCACAGTCGATGGAGAAACAAAGGTGATGAAGCGGAACGGGAACGGCGCGAACGCGATGGCGTCGAGTTCGCAACCCGCAACAAAGGCCGCGAGGGAACACATAGAGGCAACAGCGATTGCCAAAGATTATGCGGGTGAACCTGACATTCAGGAGCAATTCGCAGCCGACTTAGCTGCTGGACGCACAGGCGAGGCAGCCACAGGGGAGTCTCCGACTCCTACACCCGGCCCCAGCGATCCGATCAAGATTCCCGCGACCAGGCGCAAGCCTCAAATCTACCAGGATGCCGCTGCGCCGCCCGCGCCGGAGCTGGCCGAGGCAGAGATGGCCAACCTTCTCACTGAAGCCGCCCAGGCCGAGCAGGCAGCCAGCCAGCTCGCCGAGGACCAGCGGTTCCAGCGTCAGCAGGCGGTGCAGGCCCAGGTAGAACCCTCTGACATCCCAGCCGAGCAGCCAGCCGAATCCTCCGCCCCTCGCACGCGCACCCGCCAGCCGCGCCAGCTTGCCACCTCTGGCCGTCCCTGCGGCCGCTGCGGCGGCGGTGGCCAGATCGCGGGCGAGGCCGGGTTCGCCGGAGCCTGCCCGGTCTGCCAGGGGGAGGGCGTGGTCAAGACCTGGGACCGGAGTCTGAAGGTTAGGTAGGCCAGCAGGTCGGAGTTGTGTTAGTGTAAAGTTGCAAACCAACTGGAGGAAGCAGACGGTGCGCGGATCAATCATAGATCGACTGACCATAGCCGGAGTGCAAGCCAGTCGCATATACAACATGCACGTTGTCGAGTTCTGTCGAGGATACAGATTCGTACGCATTTCTATGTGGCAGGTGGAACGCAATGGGGAACCTTGGGCCATGCGCAAACTCTTCCGCTTCCGCCGATACGCCAAGAGAATGGAGCGGCAAGCATGAGCACCCTCCCCGACTCCGCGCTCCCCCACTGTACCAACCCGCAGCACCCGCGCGGCCTTCCCACTCGTATGACTTACCTTCAGACCGTCTCCCACGCCCACGTCTTCGGCTGTCAGGCCTGCCGCGACGTGAACCACCGGCTGTCCGTCCGCGTCCTGACCGACCAGTTCTACCAGCGCGAGGTCCGGCGTGACCTGGCCGCCCGCAACCAGCTCCTTCGTGGCCCGCAGCGACCTCGCCCCCGCTCCCAGCGCGAACTCGACCTCCTCCGCGAACTCTCCCTCGACGCCGCCCGCCGCCGCGCTGCCGCCAGCCGGTTCGACTGGGACTCCGACCATCGCCGCACTCGCGACGGCAAGTACGAGCTGGTGGCCTACCGCGAACTCGGCTCCGGCGCCGTGCAGATCCAAATGGCCGTGGCGGGCAAGCTCTGCCCCCAGATGGACGACCATCTCGCCTCGCGCGAAGAGTTCCGCACCGAGTCGGCCTACTGGCAGCGGGTGGCGCGAGGGAGTGAACTGATGCTGCACCTGTATGGAGACCCGCGTGCGCCGCTGACACCGGAAGAGTCGGCGCGGCGCGAGCAGGAGACTTACTAACCAACCAACCACCCAGCCAGCCTGACTGGCAGAACCGAAAGGAACCCACCCCATGTCCCGACTCGCAGCCGTTACCACCGGTCAGCCAACGCAAGGGCTTGGAGCAGCGCCCACGCCCCGGCCAGCCACTAAACCAGTAGCCGCGCCTGTCCGCCAATTCGCCTCTCCCCTTGAAGCCCAACGCGCGGAGGCCGCAGCGGCTGGAGTACTGGACGGTGGAGACTTGGCCACCTCCGCCCCCCCTGCCCTCTCCCCCCGCGACCCCTACTCCGCCATCCGCGCCGCTACGACCGCCGCCTGGCTGACCCTCGACGCCAAGGAGATCGAGGTCCGGGCGTACTTCCGCAAGATCGCAGTCCCCTCTGGTCTGGAACTGCTGGCCAAGATGAGGAAGCAATGTGATCTGGCGGCGGAGACACTCCAAGGTCGTATGGACGACAACAACACCGAGCGCTGTACCGGCTGCGGAAAGACACTTGAGGAATCTCGAAAAAGTCAATTCATTATGATGGGTAGTGAGGTAGACCCGGAGACAGGCGTGCCTATGCCTTATCGCTACTGCGGCGTGCAGTGCGTCAGGGAACGCAATCGCGAGAAGATGCTCCCACCCGAAGATCGGAAAAAATTGAGATTTGATGGGCGTGAGCAAGGAGATATTCTGTGATGGCCGATACATCCAACCATCCGGCTCGGCGTTCCGCCCTATCCATTACGGACTTGATGGTAGAGGCAATGTCCGATTTTGGCGAGAAGGATTTCACTCGCTGTGTCGTCATTGCCATGTCTGATGAGGGAGAGCGGCGATACCTGTACTCCAACGCGCGTTCCGAACCGGAGATGTTCGGTATGATTGCCATGGCGAGCGCAGATTGGGCTACGGAAGCTGATGAAGAGGACGGACAATGAGCGATACCACGAAAGTTCCAGTTCGACTGCCTGGGGCTTCTTTTGAGGAAATAGTGGCGGTAGCCGAGGAGCACGTGGGCAACGAATGTAACTGTATTATCTTGATTGCGGACCCCGATGGAACTGAACAGTGGCAGTATTCTAACTCTCCTTCGGATCGGCAAATGACAGATATGCTCAAGCGAGCATTGCGGGGAAATCAAGATGATGTTGATGAGGAGGATGAATGATGGCTAAACTCGGTAAACCGCTTCCTGAATTGCACATCACTGTTGACGAGCTAAGTCAACTTGACGTTGACGACCTCCGCGAGATTCTTGCCGGAATCGATGGGCCTAAGTTCATCACGGCGGACAGCAAACGTGGAACGAAGACTTTGGCTGTGCTGATCTCGCACGAAAAGTGGAAGACCTTGAATCACAATGTGCCTGACTTGCCTGATGTGAATATTTCCACGGCCGAGGGTTTTGCGGTCACGCGAAAGAGGAAGAGGATTTATGCCTAGTCACATCGACCAGATGAAAGCCCGCATCGAGAAGCTATCCCTTGGCCCCAACGAGCTGATCATCGTGCGCGACGAGACCGACATGTCCACCTTCAGCGAAATGACCCAGCAGGGCATCGGCTTCACTCCCTACGCCAACCCTGTCCTACTGGTCCGGGGCGGGCTGGAGAAGGCGAGCAGGCAGGATCTGCTCGAAGCGTTGTCGGTGATCGATCAGCACGCAGCCGAACGCGCCGCTCTGACCGACGCGACGAGCAGGATCATCACGGACCTGTCCGTGCCAGTGCTGAAGAAGGTGCAGTGATGTCCGGTTCTGTGCCTTTACCCACCGATCGCCTCTACGCCACGATTTGTGAACTCTGGCCGCAATATGCCGCACAGCCCAAGTCCGATGTGACTCGCGAGTTTCTTCGTCGTTATCCTCCGACGACGACCAGTTATCGCGAGGTGCTGTTGCGCCTGCGTGGGGTACCGGACCCACTGCAACTATTCGACTCGTCTAAGTAGGAGCCTACCCATCCCCCTCGATCTCAATCACGTAGAGCGGCTATTCACGCGGCTGAACATTCGTGATCGCGATGAGGGAACCTTCCTGCCGTTCATACTCAGGCAGCAGCAGCGCGAAGTATTCTCCCTCGCTCAGGCCCATCTTGCTCGGCGTCGACGCCTGTTCATCATTTTCCTCAAGGCGCGGCGCGTGGGGCTGTCTACTCTCGCCACAGGCCTCGGCCAGGCGCACTGCATCGCCCACCCCGGAGCCCTTGCTCGCTGCATCGCGCAGAACGCCGAGGTTGCCGCAGCCAATTTCGCCATGGCCTGCGGATTCCGCGAGGACTGCAAGGACCTCTACCCAGGCGCTCCCAAACCGACCAAGAAAACTCTGATCTGGCCGCACTCCGATGGGCCGGACTCGCAGTTCACCCATCACACAGCGGCCACGGTACACGGCCAGCGCGGCCTGACCTCCTCGTTCCTCCACCTAACCGAAGCAGCCTTCTACCCATATTCGGGCGCCTTCACCTCGCTGATGAACACACTCAGCAAGGACCCCAACAACATCTGCCTGATCGAGACCACAGCCAACGGCATGGAAGGTCCGGGCGAGGGATATTACCAGGCCTGGGAGGCAGCGATCGCAGGTGACAATGAGTTCCTTGCGATCTTCCTGCCGTGGTGGGACGACCCGGCTTACCAACTCCCTGAAGAGTTCGCCTCCGACGCTCCACGCGATGAGTACGAACGTTACCTGATGAACGACGTCAAGCACTGGAAGACAGGGCGTAAGGTTCGGATCACCAAGTCGCAGATCGCTTGGTTCCGAGAAACCCTCTCGACCAAGTGCGAGGGGATCATCGAGAAGTGGCGTCAGGAGTATCCAGCCACTCCCGAGGAAGCCTTCATCGCGACTGGCAACCCAGCCTTCACGATCGAGGAGATGCAGTTCGCGGAGAATTCATTCGTCAAAATCCCCTGGCGCGGCAACTGCGTCCTGTCCGCCGACAACAAGCACGGTGAGATTCTGAAGTCGATCGAAGGCCCACTCTGCCTGTACGAAACGCCGCAGCCGAAGCACCACTACTTTATCGGGGTGGACTCGGCGCGCGGTGAGGAATCGACCATGACGCCCGGCGACTACGCCGCGCTTGGCTGCGTGAACGCGGAGACCGGCGCGGTGGCTGCGACCTACATGGCCAGGGTCTCGCCGGAGGAACTGTCCGGCATCGCAGCCGCCCTCGGCTACTACTTCAACTCCGCGATGCTCAACGTCGAGCTGAACAACATCGGCTACGTGACCATGCGCGAACTCCGCGACCGGATCTACTACCCGAACCAGTATCTCTGGAAAGGCCGCGACGACAAGATGGACAAGTCGAAGTCCGGCACCGCGTTCGGGTTTGAGACCTCTGACCGCTATCGCCGAATGATGTTCAATCTGTACCGGACGGCGCTCCACCGCAAGGAAGTCGTCCCCAAGGACAAAACCCTCATCGCGCAGATGAAAAAGGCCAAGATGGAAATGGGCTGGCGGTGGAACGTAGCGGTTGGCCACGACGATTTATTGATGGCCATTCTGCTCGCGTGGATCGCCAAAGAGCAGTACCACCCAACCGCCTGTCAGCCCCGCTCCCCCAAGAACGTCCTGATGACCAAGGAGGAGTTGGAGACGGCGGGGTTTCAGCCGACCAGAGGCCAGATGCCGGAATGGCTCAAAGATCCTTCTGTCACTGGCGCGGGGATGCTGCTGACGACTGGGAACGATCACCTGCGGAAGCTGGAATTGTACAGCAAGAGGAAGCAGAAGGCGAACAGGCTGGAGTGGATCTAGGGGGCAAGAGGTGATTCAAGATGATCGAGCAACAGGGCAGCCAGTGGGCACGGCCATTGCAAACAGGAGGAGTATATGACCACTTACAAGGTAAGTAGGCAAGTCACGCAGCAAGTATTGGTTGAAGCAGATTCAGAAAAAGATGCACTGAGAAAGGCAACTTGTATTGCGTCTGTTGGAGGAAGGAGGCCTAATGGGTTCAAAAATCTGGAAGAATGGCAGGAAACAGGCTGGTCTTCCTGGAAGGCAGAAGAAGATCATGGATGGAAGTGGCTGATGAGAAAATTGCGCACGCGCGACAAGTCCAAGCCACCGCACGACTAAATTTGAGAAATTTGGGGGGGGGGTAATTTATGCACTATGATTTCAGCTTGAAAGTTTGCAAACAGAACGGCAAATTTGTGCATGTCATTACCTTCCCAAATGGAGACCAGTTAGTTAGTGATGAATCTTGGCCAGATAAAGATTGTGCTTATGTCGCTATGGACAGGTTCTCCCCAAAGTTTGCAGACATGGTACATAATTTTGCTGTGAGCATAGAGGCGGACTCAGTTGAAGAGGGATGTGCAGAGGAGGAACGAGGTGATACGCGATGATCGAGCAGCAAGCCAACCAACTGGTCCTAACCCTCCCCTCCCCCGAGGCGGCGCAGACGTTCGCGCAGTTCCTGAGAAGTCTCCTCGGCAGCGGAACCTCCGAGCCAGTTTCAGAGTCGTCCCTCGGGGCGGCGGAGGCGCCGAGCCAGCCAGCCAGCCAGCCGTCGCGCTCCCGCCACGCCGTCCTGACCCCCGAACGCCAGGAAGCCCTCTACAATCAGCGAGCGGAGGGCCGGACCTCGCGCCAGCGCCTGCTCCGAGCCCAGACGACCCTGCGCGACGGAGTGCTGCCGTTCTCGCGGCCGGGGGACCAGCCGCAGCCGACGGGACAACCGTCGCCGCGGATCAGGGCAGCACAGGAAGGCGGGTTCGCGGACGGGTCGGGCGAGCAGCCGGAAGCGGCGCGTCGAGCAGGAAGACAGCCAAGTCGGCTGCGGCCAGTCCCAAGCCAGCCTTTCCCAGCGAGATAGCCAAGATGCTCGGCCCGGACCCCGGCGTCCAGGTCGACCCTGCCAACCCCACCCGCCTCGTCCCCACCGAAGCCGCTCGTCAGGATGCCCGCCGACTCTTCCGCGAGATCGGCGAGAGGTTCAACGAGAACCGGCGCGCGAGCAAGACCCGTGCCTACGCCGCCTACCGTCACGACCTGATGGCCAACCTCGACGTCTTAATCATGGGCGGGGCGATCGATCTGAAGGAGGTGACCACTGTGATCACCAACCTCGAACTGCTGACCAAGGAGACCGAGGCCGAGGCGACGGAGACGCCGGCGACGGTGTTGGGGCGGTGGTTGCGAATGGGACCGGAGGAGGTGAGGGGGCTGGAGGAGGCAGGTCAGTCGGAGGCAGAGGTAGTGGACGACATTACCGAATTAGATGAGCCAGACGATTCCTCTGAATCGGTCAGGGAGTCCGAGACCGAGCCTGCCGAGTAACCTGCACACGCCTTCTCCACTCGGCGTTGGATCATTGGCAAGTAATCCCTCTGCAACTCGATCCCAGTCGACTTTTCTTAGTGTTGTGACCCTCTCTCCCCTCCCCACCCCCTCCTGCGCTATCCTCTCCCTAGCCACTTCGCCGTCCCCCGCGGCCCGCTTGGAGGCACCAGCCCGCCATGTCCACCAGCCCGCGACCGAAGTTTTCGACCACGTCCCCAGCGCGATTCTCGCCTGACCTCCCAGCCAACCCGCGCAAGGAATACGACTCCCCCGACGCCCGTCCGCCCGGTCGCTCCGGCGGCGGCCCGGCTGTCAGCACGCCGCACCGTGTCTCCTCGTCCAAGCGCAAGGGGGCAAAGAGGAGCCGCCGCCGTGATTGATTCCTCCGACGATCCCCGCCCGCCTGAAGTCACCATTGAACCAGCCGACAACGGCCACGTAGTCCGCTGGCACCAACGATCATCCAAGAAAGACCAGCCGGGTCGCTCCGTCCGTCGCGTAGCTTCCACCGTCGACGAGGCTCTGGCACATGCCAAGTCCGCGCTGGGCGGCGGCGCAGGCGGCAGCGGCGGATCAACCAAGTCCTCCAAGAAGCACTCTTCCACTCGTTCACTTGGGCGCGTCGCAGACGATGAAGCGGGGGCGGAAGTATCATCCCCCGCCGCCCACCAGCCTGCCTCGCACTCCCTGCACCACTCCTCAGCGCGCCGTGCTACGCGCCGCCGCGCCAGAACCGGAGGCCGGAGATGAAGCAAAGTAAAGAATGTGGTATGAGAGAAGAAGATGAGACTCCAGCCTATGAGGCCAAGTCTCATTCCACTGCCTTCCTGCGCAAGGCTGTGCGCGCGTCGGAGAAGAAGTCAGGCAGGTCAACCGGTCGCCGCCGATCGGGAAAGCGAGGCTGACCCTTGCCCGACCCTGCCTCCTCCCCGCTCTCCGACTACCTGACCGGCCTCAAGTCCAAGGCCAAGGACTTCTACAACCGCGCCAGCCAGCCGGGACTCTCCGGCTTCTTCCCTCGCCGCGACACCTCCTACATGGACGATATGGTTCGCAAAGCCAACGAGTCCGCTCGCGCCGCAGCCGCAGCCGAGGACGCGAAGAAGGCAGCCGCGTCGCGGACAGCCGCGCGCAAGCCTGCTGCCCGGACCGCGTCGCGTCGTACCGCTCCTCGTGCGGCATCGGCGAGGAGGTAGCCCGGTGCCAACCGAGCACTTCAAGTCCGCTGAATCCTACCGCAAGTCGCGAGCCTATACGCACCTCCACGACATTCCGACCCACGCGAAGGAGGTCGTGGTCGCTGGTCACGCGCACAAGGTCGACCACAGCCGCAGCAAGAAGCGAGCTAGGAAAAGGAAGTAATCCACGATGCCTACTCCCTCTGTCCGACCAGCCCTCCCCGCTCGCGCCCCTTACGCCCCCGCCCCTCCGGCACCCCTCGCGCCGCTCTCCCCGACCGGACCGGCATTCGCGTCGACCAACCCCCCGCCGCCGTTGACGGCACAGTCCGGCGCGCCTTGCCGACGCGGCTTCCTGTCCGCCCTGCCTCGCGCCAGCCCGTTCGCCTTGTCGCACGGAGATCTACTCCAAGAGACTGATTAGTGATACGCTGAGAAAGGGAGTACGGCCATCTCGAACCTCGTATTCATCGGCGCGAACAAGAAGTCGGCGAAGCAGGAGTCGATTGATCCCCGAGCGCGTCATATTCAGGAATGGATAGAGGCGTCTGACTCTGCTCGTAATAAATCCCTGGGAGAAAATTTCGCTAAGAGTGCAGAGGATTTGTACAATTTGTCCGATGCGATGACGCCTGGACCGGTCTATAGGCCCTCCTTGAGCATCCCAATGCTTCAAAGAATTATGCTAGAAGAAGCAAATCAAGTGAGTAGCTTAAGTCCGCGTATGTACGTGTTCCCGTCGGCTGGCTCCTCTGACCCTAGCTACGCCGCCGCCAAGCAGGGCGACCCTGCTCTCGCCTCCACCACCGCGCGTGATCTCGCCCGCGAAGTCTCCCTCCAGGCACAGTGGCAGATCAGCAAAATGAACCTGCACCTTCTCATGGCCGGGCTGACCGCGCGTTACTGTGGCGCCGGGTGGATCGTCTCGGGCTTCGACCCGGACCTCTCTCGCGCGCGTGGCGGAATGTGGGCCAGGTCGATCGACCCGCGGCTGGTATTCTTCGACCCTGGCGCGGACTACACCTGGAACCCCAGCTACGCTGGCTGGGGAACCTGGATGAACCTCGAAGACGTGCGGCTGCGCTGGCCGGAGACCTCGCGCGCGATCTCGCCGCGGCACACTTCGGGCGGGTTCCAGCCGTTCTCGGGTGACTCAGGCTACGGGATCTCGCAGCCGGCCGGGCCGATGTCCTCGATGCCCGGACTCGGAGGGCAGAACTCCAAGACGACCCGGTCCGAATGGCGCGTGCTGGTCCGCCACTGCTTCTGCCGCGACTACACCCGCGAAACGGTCGAGCAGGCCGACCAGCCGCCCGCCTCGCTGATCGACCCGGAAGTCCGTCTGAAATACCCCAACGGCCGCTGGCTCGTGGAATGCGAAGGGGTGATCCTACAGGACGGCGACAATCCGTACCCGCCCCGCCGCGACCTTGCCGCACCGCGCTTCCCCCTGTTCCCGAACTACGTGCTGCCTCCCCTGTTCGGACCTTGGGGCATACCTGTAACGCGCATGACCGAGAACCTCCAGCGCCTCGCCCAGCGCTTCTACACCCAGATCTACGAGAACGGCCTGCGCCTGAACAACGGCGTCTGGTTCATCGACGAGAACACCGGGATCGACGTGGATGGGTTCGGCGGGTTGCCCGGCGAGGTCTGCGTGATCAAGCCGAACAGCCGTATCCCCTCCGTCGTGACCCCAAACGCGATGGGGTCGGGCGCGCTGCAAGGCGCGGAGAAGCTGCTCACGTTGCAGAATGACTGCCTCGGGTTCTCGGCCTCCAGACAAGGCGAGCCCGGCGCGGGGAACGTCTCGACCGACCTGTTCGACAGCGCGGTCCTCCAGTCCTCGGGGATGTTGCAACTGGCTGGCCGGTTCCTCTCCGAGACGGCCAGCGCCGTCGGCGAGTTCTTCTTCGACACGATGTGCCGCTACCAGACCAAGACGACCCTGCCCTATCGCGGCCCCGAGGGAATCACGCTCGCGGCATGGAACGGCCAAGTCGACCCCTCCACCTTCGACGTTGCGCTGGACGACGCCTCGGTCCGGCCGCTCTCCGAGGCCGTAGTCCGCAAGATCACGCCTGACCTGATGAAGGCTGGGGTGGTCGGGCCGGAGCGCGGCTTGCGGACCCTCGGCTACCCCGACCCGGAGGGAATCGCGCAGGAGCAGCAGACGAGTCAAGCGCTGGCCGCGCTGGCGAAGGTTCGGTCAGGCAGGAAGTAAGGAGAATGTACGTGATGGCCAAAACCGTGAAGGAACAACCTGTAATGCCACGACCACAAACAGTTCCGCAATGTTCTTGGCCCGGCCACTGGTTAACAATTACGGAATTTTCGAGAATGATGGGAAGAAATCCCAGGACTGTTTATGGTTGGATCGAGGATGATGTTCTAAGCACTTTTGGTATATCTGTTTATGGATTTCGTTCGGGAAGAAAGCACTCGGCTAGATTTTTCATACAAAATCCGTATGTCTAACCGAGTGCTTTATTGATTACTGCCTCGCCGCACCTTGCCTCGTCTGACCACGCCACGCCTCGCCCGATCTTGTCCAAGTTACTGTTTTAATGCTAATGAAAATTGACGTAGATTTGCAAAATTTTCCTTCGCCGTTAAATTAGTGTTGAGGAGGTACCCTTCCCCTTCTCCCTTCCCGGCGCTACCATCTCCTTAATCGCACTCTGCCATGGACCCGGCCTCAGCCGCGTCCCAGCATGTGCAAAGGAGAACCAAATGGCACATCGTCGTGAACGTAAGAAGGGTAGCAAGCGCAAGTAGTTTTTGCGCTGCCTAACCTGCTGCCTAACCGTCGTTCAGCAACTCTCGAAAGGAGACCTGATCCAGATGGCCGGAACCTCCAGCACAACCCGCCGCGTCGTCAAGGACTTTGGCCAACCCCGGAAGTTCCTGCGCGACATGCGTGCCAAGGCCGCGAAGAACTCGCGTAAGAGTTCTCCCCGGACCTAGCTCATCCCGGAGACGGTGCTGCTGGCCTTCGCGCCCCGTCTTCTTAGCAGGAGCGGTAGTCGGACAGGTCAACCCCCTGCCTGACTAGACCGCCCCAACCCGGAGCGAAGGAGGTACGCATGGCTTCTCGTGGAGGAAGACGATCCACCCGGCGTCGGCGCACCGCCGCTCGCAAGTAGGGCAGGACAGGTTGGCTGGTTCGTCAGTCAGCGGCCCGGCCCGGTTCGGCGGCGGGTGGGAGAAGGTGGGGGACCAGACCCCGCCCCTCCGCCGAAAGCGTTGGATGCGCAAGACAGGAAGCGGCAGGCGAGGAGGCGGGACAGGCGGTAACTTCGACCTTCCTCCTCCCTGCCGAATCCCAACCTAACCAAGGGAGACCTCGACCATGGGACCGAAGATCAAGGGAGCAGGAACCTACACCGGCGGAATGAGACATATTCCTCGCATGACCCGGAACGTGAACCGGCGCGTGGGGAAGCGGAAGTAGCCTCGGTAGCCGGCAACCAGCAGTAGCAACCAGCACAACAGACTCGGTAGCGAAGGAGCAGCGCAATGGCAAAGATCAAAGGCGAGATGGGGAATAATTTCAATTCCGAAATCCTGAAGTCCCCCCTGACTGTCGGCAGAACCGGCAACGAGCCCGGCCCCGACGTCAACAACAACCCGGCCGTCGACGTGAAGGACCCGCTCGGCCTGATCCCCGAAGGCGGACCGAAGCCGTACTGGTCGAACAAGTAGGCAGCAACAGGACAGAACTGGTCAGGACAGGTAGACAACTCTCATGGCAACCTCCAATCCCGCTCTCGCGCAGATGATGGCCCGGCAACTGATCGGCAAGCTGGCTGGCGCGGGTGGTGGCCCTGCCGCTGGCGGTCCTCCTGCCGGACCCGGCGGACCTCTCCCTCCTCCGCCCGGAATGCTTGGCGCAGGCGGTCCTCCGATGCCTGGCGCTGGCGGACCCGGAGGCCCCGGCGGCGGCCCTCCCCCTCCCGGCCCCGACTCTCCTCCCACAACCCCCGCCGGCCTTCAACTCTCGCAGCAACTGGCCGAACTCCAGAACGCCGACCCCGACGCGATGGTCAAATCCCTGACCTCGCTCAAGTCCGTCGCCGTGCAACTCTACACCCGCGCCGTGTTCACGATCCCCGGCGTGTCGCGCAACCTTGCCAACGTGGTCAAGTATCTCGACAATTCGATCCAGGAAGCGGAGAAGGCGGCAGCCGCTACCGCCGCAGCCGGACCGATTGCCAACAACGCAGCCATTCCGAACCCGGCAGGCCAGCCAGGCCAGCCAGGCGGCATGGGCGGACAGTGAACCAGTAACCAGCAGTCAGTGAATCAGTAACCCAGAAGAAGGAGACCTACCCCCATGGCTCTAAACGACATCCTGAAGAACTCGAAGTACCCCGACGACATGGTGCTGAACCTGCCGGACGGCAGCACGGTCAACGTGGGCGAGATTCGTGCCCTTCCCGCCGCCGAACGCCAAGCCCTTACCTCGCAAATCGAGCAGCGTCAGAACACTCTCGGCCAGGCCGAACTGGCCTTCGCCGCCAAGTTCCAACAAGCTGTACAGGAAGGCTGGCTCGCGCAGGACGGCAGGGTCGTCCCGCCTCCAGCCCGGCAGCAACAGACGCAGTCGCAGCAACCAAGCACGCCGACCGCCGCCGAACTCCGCGCCGCTGCCCAAGCCGAATTCAACCTCGACGACAACGACCCGCTTCTCGGTCCGGTTGTCAAGGCGATGAAGAAGGAACTAGCCGCTCGCGATACCCGCCTTGCTGAACTCTCGACCAAGATCGACGCCCTGCCCAGCCAGTTCGACTCTTTGAAAACTACTCTGACCGACTCGCTCGGCAAGGTGACCGGCGTCGTGAACACCTCGGTTGGCCGCTACCTGAACGATCAGTATCAGTCGCAGTTCGCCGAGGCTACCAAGTCCCTGCCCAAGGGTGTGACCGTGGACTACGAAACCGCCTACAAGTACGCCTCCGAACACCAGCTCAAGGACAAGGATGGCTTCCTCCAGGTTTCCGAGGCGGTGGACCGGCTGACTTGGCAAGACCGCAAGAAGGCTGAGCTGGCCGCCGAACGCGCCGATCTCGTCGCCAAGACCACCAAGGAACTGGAGGAGACGCGCAAGCTCGCTTCCCTGACCCCGCCCTCCTCGCGCAACCCTCTCCACTCCTCAGCCAAGGTCGCCGACGGCCAGTTCGACCCGTTCAACGAGCGGACCGACGCCAAGGGCAACAAGGTCAAAGTCGTCAAGTCGTTCGAGGAAGCAATGTCTGCGGCGATGTCGGACGAGGACGTACTGAAGTCTGCCATGCAGACGGCGACCTTCGGCACGGTGCAGTAGCCGTGCAGTAACCGGGCCAGGCAGTTCGCCCGGCCCGCGCAAGTTTTCCTGGGACCCGGCCCTCCCCCGCGCCGCCTCCTCCGACCTTAACCGCACCCTAACCCGTCCGGCGCTCGGTGACCTCCCCCTTCCACCTCCTCGCCTGGACCAGGAGCAGCCATCATGGCCAATAGCGTGGTTGGACTGGGACTAGCATCGCCGCCGGTACAGCTCTCGAACACCGTTAACGCGATCTCCCAGAAGTTTATCGTCCCGGTTCTCGGCGACAACGTTTTCAAGCCCTCGCCTGTATTCTGGGCGCTGACTCGCGAGGGGAAACGCTTCGGCGCGGGCGAACTGATCTTCCCTGAGATCTACCAGGAGGAACTGCCCGGTGGCGCCTACTACGGCGACCAGCTTCTAGACACCTCGGTTGTTGACTCGGTGCAGCCGGCGAACCAGCAATGGAAGCCGTACCGTCAGCCCGTAGTCATCCCGATCACCGACATCATCCTGAACCGCGGCGGGTCGAACAACCTGGATATTATCCGGGCGAAGTTCCAGACTGCTTCAGGCTCGTTCCTCCAGAAACTCTCGCGCGCCTTGTGGCACAGTTCGCCGCAGAACACCTCTCTGGACGTCGACGATCTGAACTCGTGGGTAGTCTCGACCACCAACACCATCGCCGGGATCAACCGCGCTTCCTCGGCGAATGCGTGGTGGCTGCCTGCAACCGCTGCTTCAGGTGGTTCCACCGCCCTCTCCTCGACCACGGCCGAGCCCGCCTACCAGTCCGTCACCTGGGGCTACGACGAGCCAGACCTGTTCGTGATGAACCGTACCTCCTACGCCGCGTTCAAGAACCAGTTCGTCGCCAACATCCGCTTCGGGCAGGGGATGCAGGACGACGAAGCCTTGCAGGTCGGCTTCCGCAACCACTTCCTGTTCAATAACGCGGTGACCGTGGCCGACTACTTCTCGACCGCCAACCAGGCCCTCCTCCTCAACTCGAAGTACATCTTCCCCGTGTTCCACGAGGCGGACTACTTCAACGTTGACCCGTTCCTCAAGCCAAGCAACCAGCGCGTTCTGGTCTCGTGCATGTACCTGACCTGGAACTTGTCGTGCATCTCGCCGCGCATGAACGTGGCGATCACCTCGATCACCTAACCCGAGCCGGAGGGGGAGGCAGACTAGGCTCGGCCTAGATTCAACCTTCCCCCTCCTCCCCCAAGGAGATTCCTCATGCCCTTACCGTTCCAGAATCCAGTCTCCCAATGTATGCCGGGATTCGGCTCGCCGAGTTACTATGGGTCAGCCAGTTCCGGCACCTCGAACACCTCCGCCGTCACGATCATCATCGGTAACACCGCGACCACGCCCGTAACCGGCGGCACCGGGTTCAACCTCTCTGGCGGCCCGACTCCGACCTCTGGCAAGTGGCACCTCCGGCTGGTCGGCGCAACCTCGACCTCGGTGCTCTCGCTCGCCGTGCAGGTCACTGACGGCAACACCTTGTGGACCGTCGCCACGATCCCGGTCGCCGCAGCCGGCGGCAACGTCGACTACACTGGCGAGTTCAAGACCGACGTGGCGATCACGCAGGTTTGGTTCGTCGTTGGGCTGAGCACGGGGACCTCGACCTTGGTGCCGATCGACGCTGAAGTCTCGCTCGTGTGAGCTAGGTCCTTCGCTGCTGCCGTTCGCCGCTGCTTGCTCCATCAACGGCGGTCACTCTACCTGACCGGGAGTGACCGCCATTTTTATTAGGAGGGTCGAATGAGTCAGTGGTCACTGGTCGGCGATGCTTTGATGGCCCTGCGCGAGCAAAGCGCAGACCCGCCCTCCTCGCTCCCTCCGCCCGCCTCCGTCGGTGCCGTCGCTGCCCCTCCCGGCTCCCTCCCGATCTGGTTCACCGTCTCGCAACTCACCCCTTGGGGCGAATCTGCCGACTCGACCGAAATCGCCCTGACCAACGGCGCAATCGGCTCGTCCTTCACGCTGACCGGGACCTGCTCGTTTGCTGCGACCTCGCTCCGTGTCTACTTTACCCTCGCGGGCAGCAACCTCGAAGACCGCTATTCCTCGTACACGATCCCGGCTGGCGGACAGGGCGTGTTCTCGCTCCAGTTCAACCTGTCCGGGACGGCGGCAGGCCAAGGCACGATCACTCCAGGGTTCCCGCCGTCGCGCTCGTCGGCCTGGCTGCCGGATACGGACGGGACGGCGCTGTCGGCGGCGGCGTTGTACAGGTGGATCAACGAGGGGCTGGACGTACTGACTGGTCTGACTGAAGGCATCCGCGACATCACAGGCATCCCCTCCACCTCCGGCCAGGCCCAGTACCAACTGATCTCTAACTGGCGCAAGATCGACAACCAATTCTACGACGGCTGGCCGATGACGTCAGGCAACAAGTCCGACATCTTCCGCCACTCGAACGTCGTAGGGATCAGCGGAACGGGTGTGCTGAACCAGGATTCTGTCATCCAGCAGGTCGAGTTCTATCCACAATCCAGCCGAACCTCCGGCGCGGGTACTGTTTTTGCTCTCTCTGGACTCCTTCCCGCGACCGCGACCTCAATTCCCTATGTACTCGGCGCGACCGGCTGGCAGCTTGGATTCGGATTGGCCTTGCTTGGCCCTTATCCCGCCGACCCTTCCGCGTGCGAACTGGTCTACTACTCAGGCAACTCAGGCAGTGGACCTAACCAGCTAACTGGAGTCACCCGCGGCATGGGAGGAACCTTTGCGCAGGCATGGCCCAACGGCACTCCCCTGCTCGAATGCAACCTATACTTGACTGGCTTGCGCTATCCGACGCACTACACGCGGGGGCAGGCGGGGCAGCAGCTTGGGTTGCCGCCTGCTTGGATCGACGCCTTGAAGGATTACCTCTCGTCGCGGTTCAAGGGAGCTGAGCAAGATGTCGAGGGTCAGGCCGCGCTGCTCAAATCCGTCGAGCAGAAGGCTTTGGCGATCAAGGGCAACCGGCAGGTGATGACACGGCAGCGGGTGCAGGCTGGCGGGGCTGGGGGACCGGAGGTGTGCTCGGGACTTGGAGGATTTTTCGGGGGCGTGATTTTGCCGTAAATATCTGATTCTAAATGTCTTATTTGAGGTTACAATGCGTAGGATTCGGTGTATAATGAGGGCAAGCTTAACACGCTTAGGAGGCGTGCCAATGAACCTGCTTGAACAGGAAACCTGCCCCCAAGTCGATGATATTCGACTTATCCCGCTAACCCAAGGACAATTTGCACTGATTAGCGCCCATCGTTACGAATGGGCCATGCAGTATAAGTGGCACGCGCAGTGGAATCCTTGTACTCATTCTTTCTATGCGTATCGTTCGGAATACTTGGGTAAGGTTAATGGAAAGTACAAGTCATTGGCTGTGTCCATGGCTAGAGAAGTTATTGGCTTAGATGCCACCGATCCGCGTCAAGCTGATCACATCAACCACAACACTTTGGATAACACCGATAATAACTTGCGTGCGTGTACGCGCGTGCAGAGTATGCACAATCAGAGAGCCAAGTGTAATGGAAAATCCAAGTATAAAGGAGTGTTTTGGCAGAAATGGAGAAAGTCGGAAACGAGTGGTAGATGGTGCTCGACCATTACTGTAGACCGGAAGAGGAAATTTCTTGGCTACTTTCTAACAGAACTAGAAGCCTATGCAGCATACTGTACAGCAGCCAAAGAACTGCATGGTGAGTTCGCTTGTCTGGAGGGTGTGTGCCTGCCCGGATCATAAGTCAAAAAAAGTTTTCAAAATTGGTTAGTTCCACCGGAGTCCTCTCCCAACCCCCCGGAGCCCTCTCCCGCATGAGTAATCTGCTGATGACTCAGCGTGGCTCGCTCCAAACCGCCGACGGCTCGGCCCCCATCGCTAACTCCCTCACTCTCCCCGGCCCCGCGCTCTCGATCTCGGCCTTCTCCAAAGCCAACCCCACGCTTGGCATCGGCCAGTACCCACCCGTGCTGACCTTTATCGACCAACTCCCCTCCCCGGTCCTCTCCGGCGTGGTCGGCACGACGATCCTCACGGCTACTGGAGGCAGCAACCCCAACCCAGACGGGTTCTACTACACCTTCGCCATAGTCGCGCTGGACCCTACCTCAGGCGGCACGACCTCTATCCTGTCTCCCGGCGCGGCGGCCGAGCAGTTCGTCCCGAGCGCGTTCAACACGGTAACCTTGAACTGGACCAATCTCGCCGGGAATGGCGGCTATCAAATCTGGTTCCTCGGGCTTAGCGTGCTGCCGATCAGCCTCGTAGCGGGGTTTTACGGCAACCTGCTCGGCACGGTCGCAGCCAACGTGACCACCTTCACGACCCCCTCTGGCTTGCTTCCCAACCCCAACACCGTCGCGCCGTGGCAGAACTCAACCCAGTACCTCTCCCTGATCGACCTTTACTACGAGATCGCGTTCGGATATAACCTGGTCCACCCAGGCAACTCCCTCTCTACGGCCAACCACAATGTTTTCCCGGCGCTTGCTCCCCTGCCCGCGCCGCTGCCGATCGGCGACCCGCAGTTCAACCCGGCGGCACTCTACCCCGGCTACTCGCCGTACGGCGGGCTGGTCGGCATCGCCTGCCCGATCCCGACCCAGATCCAGTTCGCCGGGCAGACCATCGTTATCCTAGGCAACGGCCTGCCACCCGTGGCCTACGATCCTTCCTCTGGCGTACCTCCCTCCGCGCCTGTCCCGCTCGCCAACACCTTCACCGCCGCCTATCCGACCTGGCAGGCGGCCGTCGCCTGGCTGACCGGCTCGACTGTGACTGATGGCGCCGGGACCTATTTCGTTGCGACCCAGGGAGGAGTATCGCAGACCCCAGGACCCCCTGCCTGGCAAACCACTCTCGGCGACCAGACTGTCGACGGCACCGTAGTCTGGACATCGCAAGGTCCGATAGTAGCCACGACTGCGCCACACGGAGCCGCGCACGCTGTCTCCTACGCCGGTTCGCTATGGCTTGCCAACACCTACCCGACTACCACCTCCGATGGCATAGACGGACCTACCTGCCTGAAAATGTCGGACTCGAACAACCCTAACTCGTGGAATCCGCTGAACACTGCTTTCATTGGACGAGACGACGGGACGCAGATCACCGGCCTGCAACCGTTTACGATCGCCGCCCTCGGAATCTCCCCCACCGGCTCCCTCTGCGTTTTCAAGGAGTACACCACCTACCAGGTGATCGGAGTGTTCGGCTCGACCTCATTCGAGATTCAACCGGCGCAGACCAATCTTGGCTGTCTGGCTGCCCGGTCGATCCAGTTCCTGCCCGGCTTCGGAGTCTGCCGCTGGACCCACCTTGGGTTTGCCGTGTTCGATGGGATCAACGACCGGCTGATCTCGGAGGATATTCGACCGTACCTGTTCGGCGGGGTGGACTCGGAGTCGGACCTGACTCCAGTCGATCAGACTTTTGTCTATCGGTCGGTATCGGCACAGACTACCACGCCGCCGATGTACCTCTGTGCGATGCCACTGGCCGGAGCCGCCGGCCAGCTCACCCGCCTGTTCTGCTACGACATGGTGATGAAGGCATGGGCTGTGCTGGACCTGCCGTGGGCGATTGACTCGCTGGCTGCGCTGTCTGTCGGCGAGGGTTCGCCGCTGGTCCTTGCCGGAAAATCCGATGGCACGGTCCAGCGCTTGCAAGCCGGAGATCGAAACTGGGATCAAGGTGCCGAGGACCAGTCTACGGTCCAGTGGTCCTTCCGCACCCCGGACGTGTTCGGCGAGGGCCAGACTCAGAGGATATTCTACGAGCAGGCCACGATCACCGGGTACGGATCGGTAGCGATGGTCAACTCGATCATCGCCGCGCTCTGGCTCGACGGGACTAACCTTGGCTCGTGCGCGATAGACGTCGTCCCGCAAGGGGATTCGATGTTCGTCGCGAGGGTCAATATCATGAGGTCCGGGCAGCGGGCGCACTTGGACATCTCGGGGAATAACGGTGGCGCGGCCGGAGTGATCGACTCGATCGATTGGAGTGTCGTGCCGAAGTCGGCGCAGGCGAGGAGGATCATTTCGTGAAAAAAGACACCGTGCGCAAAACGGGGAACATACGCAAACGCACTTCCGCCGTGGAGATATTTCCATATCATGCAATGGGGTACACCGGAGAAGGTAGCGACAATGTCATTACCTTCATATTCGACAACCGTCTGATAGTGTGGATCAGCCTCGGCAACCGTTGGCGACTACGCCGCCCGTTGGTGTCGTGTCAAGACATGGACACTGGCGAAAGCGTCATTCAAAGTCAGCGCATGACTGAAACCAAGTTGGCGCTTACACTAGCCAACCTCGCTTGCCGGAAAAATCCATGGCCTGGCCCATGGGCCGTCTCACCGAAGAGCGCTTTGGCCCGGAGGATCATCTCGTGAGCCAAAATGAAAAACCCGCCGATTTGAGCGTCACCTGTTTCCAGGGATAGGCTTGGCGGGTGTGTCGCTTATGATTATACTTGTATTCCTGCCACACCTTGAAACTTTCTTAGCAGGTTCTTCAATTTTATCGACTGTCGCGCCGAACTGGACGTAATACCGGAAAGGAGCTATGTGGTAAGCACAAGCATAGACTTGCCGCTTGGACACTGAAGCGGTGTAAACAAATTGGGCTTTGTGAGGACAAGTTTCTACATTGCAGTTCATATTTCCTTAGCTTTTGTTTTTAAGTATTCGTCCGTTTCCAAGAGGTACGCATAACTACAGGGTGTTGCGTCAATAATCGGCCCTGTGCTGCGAGTTGACTCCGAACTTCCTGCCGGTAGTCGGGATCGGTCTTTACCTGAACGCTCTGTACACGGTTTTTGTCCCAGCATGCTTGGCAGCCAAACACGCGGGCATGATCCTTATGCGCTAGGAAAAGCATCCTTTTGGATGCGCCCGCCGGGTGTTCTGGATTTTTGCAGTCAGGAGAGTCCGCGTATGCCGCAGCACAGGCCGATGTCGTTGCTGCGCTTACCGCGACCGCCGCAGCTAGAAACTGAATGAATTGGCGTCTGTTCATTTGAGTCCTTCCTCTTAATATGCTCCGCCGGGGAGTTCTTGCTGCTCGTCTTCGCTAGGCCAAGCGGGCGTGTGTCCGATCGCCTCCGGTTTCACATAGGCCGTCTTAGGAGGGACGTAGGCGGGCTCAACGACAAACTCAATCATCGGGCCTATCTTGAACCATTTTCCGCGATTAGGACAGTCTGCCTTACCCTCGATGTTCTGTGGCCGATGATAGACAGCATCGTGCGCGGAACTCCAGTAGAACAGTTCTTTGCAGTAATGGCACAGCCCTGCGGGGCACAGACCGGGGAGAGTTCCGTTGTCGTTGCACAAATAAACAACCTGCATGTCGGTACGATTGTCATTCGGCATCTTCAACCTCTCCCAGCAACGAAAACGACATATCGATACCTTCATCTTCCTTCATGTCCATCATCGCGTCATTCAGCTCCGTTGCCGTGTCGGTTCGATCCTCTTTTGGGTATTCTCCAGGCATAGCCAGTTTCGCGCTGATTGGCACTGGAGGCATGAGTCTACCGTTTGATTGACCGATAAGAAGGTCTGCCCCCTTGGCAATCAGTTCACGATCCTCGGGAGTGAAGCGCAAGCGAACAAGTGTACCAACGCTCCCATCATCGAAGCCCACTCGTGTGAGGAGGAATAAAGGATCTTTTGGATCTTTATCCGCATACATCTGCTCATCAGGTTTTTCAGTAGCAGTTAGAACGGGGCTAACTGAGTTCATTAAGTTCTCCTTCTTTATGGCCCGGCATCAATTTACCGGACCCACTTCGGCGCGCCATGGGAGTACCTGGCTTTTTGCCGTCGGCTCCGCAGTCCGGGCAGATTCCAAATTTCAGTTTCTCTTGACCCCCCGATTCTACTCGCAAAGACATGACCGGATCTGCCGCGTTCAGGCATCCATGTGGGGCTCGGAGTTCCATCCAACTCAGAGCTGAGCGCAGCAGTACAGACTTGTGTACCCAATTCTCGCCATAACGCTCTTTCAGCCAAAGCAAAAGTTCTTCCGTGGCGGGGTCGTCGATCTGAGCCTGAAAATGAATTGTCATACGTTGGCTTCACCTTTCGGTTTTCTAACCATGATTATTTCCAGGCCTGTTTCTAGCGTCGGTCGCAATACGTTAGAGCCAACGCGCGTAACCGGAATCACTATATACTCCTGATCTCCGGCGAAGAACACCTTAGCTTTGTGCGGGTCTAGTTCCAATCTCTCATCCTTAAACAGCACGACCATTCGCAGCCAGTTGTGGACCGTTCTCTGCCTCATCTTGGCCGCTGCGCGGATCGTTGCCGCCTCTTCTTCAGAGCATTTGATGTAGAATGTAGTCGTCTTTGGCATTGCCTTATTCAAGCAGAGTTCGCGCTCCGTGTCAAGACTTTTTTAGGTTGATTGTGTACTTTCTTGTGCCAGAAAGACTCTGTGACTCAGGCTATCCAAGTTCGCAACCTTCGTGAGGGAGAAGCTGACACCCTCCCCCCTACCCTGCTCAACCATGGTATGCCTTACCTCGACCCGCAGTGGTGCTGGGTGGTAGAGTCTGCGCCGCCGGACGACCCTCCGGACGACCCGTCGCCGATCTCGATCCTGACCGCGCCACACACGCCGCCGCCCGCACCGCCACCTGCCTCCTTCGCTCTCGTCGTCTGTTCCTTCGCGCATGGCTGGATAGTGTTGTGGCGAATTCTCTCCCTCTCTCCGCTTCCACCCGAAATCCCGCTAAACTGGATCATGGAGGCGCTGCCGCAAGTCTTCGCCGAGGCCGCCTCCCGAGGCTGCGTTGGATTCCTGACCCTGCTCGCGGATAACCGTCCCGAGGAGGTTCAGTTGGCGAGGATCGTGGCTGCGCTCCCCAGCGCGACTCTGCTGCCTTTCGCCGGGTCGATGGGAGTAGGCAGGCTGGACGGACTGACTGGAGAAGATCAATGATCGCCGCGGAATCAGCCATCTCGGTCACTATCCTTCCTGTCTCTGTCGCAGCTATTTTCGATGCCCCAAATTCTGCCGACCTGTTTCGTGCCAACGCCGAGGAATGCCTTGTCCCCGACGCCGACCCCCAGCGCGCGATCTACGAAGCAATGGAACAGACCGGTGTGATCCAATGCTTTGCCGCCTACCTGAACGACAGCCTGATTGGGTTCGCCGCACTCCTTCTCACACCCATGCTTGACCATCCAGGCAAGTGTCTTGCTACGATCAAAAACATCTTCGTCGATCCTGCCTATCGCTCGACCGGAGCAGGCGACCTGCTCCTCGATGCAGCCGATCGGTTCACTGAGGATTATGGCTGTATCGGCATTACTGGCGTGGCCATCATCGGCAGCAGGTTGGAGAAGGTTTTGTCTCGTCGCGCAGGATACCGGCAGACACATTCCGTGTTTACGCGGAGGTTGCCATGAGCAACGCACTGGCCGTACCTCTCCCGATCACCGCTGCCCTCGTGCCTCCTACTCCGGCCATGCTCGACAAGCTGGCCGAGGCTCAGTCCATCCTGTTCGCCCAGACTCAAGTCCCCATCGCCACCGAGCACCTCTTGCACGGCGGCCTCTATGCGCGGACGATCCGGCTGATTCCCGGCATGTGGATGATGGGCTCGCTGATCCGGCTCGCGACCGTGCTGATTGTTCACGGCGACTGTGCCGTGGTCGTCGGCGACGAACTCGTTGAACTCTCAGGCTACAACGTTATCCCTGGCTGCGCAGGCCGCAAACAACTGTTCCTGACCCGAAGCCCTGTCGAGATGACCATGATCTTCCCAACCGCAGTCCAGTCCGTCGTCGAGGCAGAGGATATGGTATTCGCCGAGACTGACTGCTTGGCCTCGCGCAGGGATGGCGGCCGGGACACCGTTACAATCACCGGGCAGTAGGCTCAGAGAAAGGCGAGGATCAACCCGATGGCCGGAACCACCACAATCGCATTGGCAATCGCCGGAATCGCTGCCGGGTTGACCGGAGCCGGGGTCACTGCCTACGAGGGAGTCGCGAACCGGGACGCGCAATCCGACGCACAGAAAGCCAGCCAGCAAGCTCTACTCCAGCAGCAGCAGCAGGCAGCCAACCAGGCCGATCTGACCAAGCAGCAGGCGGTCCTCGGCGCGCAGGGACAAGCTCAGGCTCAGACCGGCGGCTCGCTGACCGATCCAGGCACTGCATCGCTGACTGACCTGCTGGCCGGGTATCCGGGCTACCAAGGGGGCTCGGCAGGATCAACCGGAGGAAGCGGCACCAGCACTGGCACTGGTATCGGCGCGAGCGGCGTTTCAGGCGGGGCTGCGGCTCCGGGTGGCGGCGGCACCGGAGCTACCGGCGCGGTCGGCGGCACCGGCTCTCCTGACATCTCCGCGATCCTGCAGATGCTCCGAGGCGGCGCCAGCGGAGGCCAATTCGGCGTAGGCGGCGGCTCCGGCTCTTCTATCACCGGAGGCAACTGGCCAGGCCAGTCTCCGGCCCAGCCACAGTCCCAGTTCGAGTTGTCCAACCCAGTCGTTTAACCTCAGAAGGAGGTCCGAGTCTGATGGACGGAATCACCCAGGCACTCCAGGCGATCCAGCCGGCGCTCAAGGTCGGCGGAGAGGTTGCAGGCGTCGGCTCCACGGCCTACAACATGTACAACCAGTACCAGAACCAGCAGTACCAGAACAAGCTCCGCTCGTTCGCGCAGGACCCGGCGAAGATGAACCAGTACGCCGCCCAGTTCACGCAGCCGCTGAACGCCGGCCTGCAAACCGGCGTGGCCAACGCGGCTCAGGCCGACCTTGCGACCCGAGGCCTGACCGACTCTCCCGAGATCTCTCAGCAGGTCTACGCGCAGGCGATCGCGCCTTACATCCAGCAGAACCAGCAGCAGGGTTACCAGAACGCGATTCAGGCCCTCGGCCTCGGCGGCGGAGCGGTCAACCCGAACAACTCATCCGCCAACACGATTTCGGCGCTGGCGAAGATGTTCGCAGGTCAGACTGCTCCAGCCGATCTTTCCGGCGCTTCAGCGCTCACCCGGATACAGCAACTCGCCGCTTCCGGGGCAGCACCTCAAACCACACCCTACGATATGGGTGATATGTCCATCCCCTATCAACCGATGCAGCAATTCGACGCTCCTGCACAGGATTTATCGAGCTATACCCCCACCACGCTTGAAGCTGGAGCAGGCTGGCCCGATTACACGGCAGGGTTGAATTATGCCAGTACAGGTGTCCCTAGTTTCTAAGCAAGGCCACAAGGAGGACTAATTCGATGGGATTCTGGAACGCACTCTCGGTCCTCGCACCTGTAGCCCCGGCCATGTCCGACGCTCGCGACCTGCGCGCCGACCGGGCCAAGCAGACGCAGGAACTGGAGTTGCAGAAGGCGCAGACCGTGACGCAGCAACTGGCCGCCGAGGGAGCGCGCCAGCAGAACGCGCTCGCGGCCCGCGACGCCGAGGAGCGGGAGACGGTCAGGCAGCAACTGGGCATTCCGCTGCGCAAGTACAAGGGAGACGATGGCGCGGATTATACCGTCTACTTTACGCCAACTGGATATAAGACCGTCGCCGACGCGCCGTCGAACGAGGCCCGGTTCCAGAACTATCTCCAGTCGGTCAAGCGGATGGGAGTCAACCTGACTCCGGAGCAAGAGGCTGCCATAGCACCAGAGTTCTACGGCGCCAAAGCGCTACCCGCCGCCAAGTTCACTCCCCTGCCCGGCGCTGCTGGCCAGCCGCAACTCGGACCGGACGGCAAGTCCTATGTTGCTTATGGCCGGGACGAAACCGGAAACATCGTGTCGAAGCCGGTAGGCGCGGATTACAAGCCGCCCGCGCCCAAGCCTACCTCCCCCTCCGCACAGTACGCCAACCTGCTCGCCAAGCAGATTCTCGCCAACAAGAAACAAGGCCCGCCGCTGACCAATGAGGAAGCGGCGCAGTTGCAGGGCGCACAGGGAGCGCTCACCCTCCCTGGCATCGCTCGCATGAAGGCGATGGCCGAGTTCGCAGCGCAGTACCATCTCCAGGTCGTCACTGGAGACGACGGACAGGACATCCTGATCCCGGTCGCGCAGGCTGTGGCAGCAGCCAACCAGGGTACCCCCTACGGCGGCCCAGGCATCGGCTCAGCTACTAGCATGGACAAGAAGAACCAGCAGCTCGCGCAGTCGGCGATCCAGCAGGTTGACCGGATGGAGCGTATCCTCACGGCTGACCCCCATCTCACAGGACCAGGGTCAGGCCAATTGACCAAGCTTCAGATGTGGCTCGGCACCCAAGACCCTGACGCGCAGCAATTCCTCATCTCCTCGTTGCTCGGGTCTGAGCACGGGGTTGCAGTATTCGGCGGCAGGAACGTTCACACGATCAACGACTTGAACAACGCACTTGGTGAGATGAAGACCAATCCTGCCGCGCTGGTTGGAGCCTTGGAAGTCGTGAGAGAGACGATGCAGCCCTGGCTGTTGGCTAATAACCGGCTGAAGAACCCGAGAGCGCCCGAAGGCGGCAAAGAAATCCACTACAAGATCGTTAACGGTCAACTGGTTCCGCAGGCGGCGCAATAATGGCAGGCGAAGTTCGTGTCCAGGACGAGCAAGGCAACACTCACGTCTTCCCCGACGGGTCGACGCCGGAGATGATCGCGAAGGCGATGGGGGTTAAGCCACCTGCTCCGGCGGCTCCGCCTATTGGTCCTGTTACCGTTCCTCCCGCCGCTCCTCTTCCCTCGCAAGAGGGCTTCTGGGCATCCGCTGCCACGCCTTTCATCGATACAGCCAAGTCTATGGTTCCGCATAGTTGGAAAGAGCTGGCTGAAAGAACTATTCCTGGTTCGGCGCAATACGAAGCGATCAAGAATATGCTTGTTATGCCGGCAGTTGACCAAGGAAAGCAGGCGGTTAGCGAGTTCAGCCAGGCTAATGCAGCGACTCCCTGGTATTCAATGCACCCATCCCCGGCTGCCGTATCTCATCGCGAGTTGGCGCTTGGCCACGGACTCGCCGCGGCCATTCCGATGCTTGGACCGTGGGCTGCGAGCGTGGGAGAGAAAGAAGGCGAGCAACTCGGGACAGAAAACTACAAAGGAGCGGCTGGCACAGCGGTGGGAAACGCGGCGTTGGCTCTAGCACCCAAAGCCGCTGGAAAGGCACTCGCTGTTGCTCCTGAAGCCGCGCAGGGTATTGTCCGCCGTCTCGCAGGCTCCGGTCCTGGCGTAGCTCGCAATCTCGTCCGCGAGGTCGCTGAAGACAATCGCAAGATTGGCCTGCACAATGCTGATCGCATGGCGGACGCACGCGCTAATTGGCAAGAGGCCCAAGCTAAGTCTGTTGCTGATTACAAAGACAAATTGTTAAAGATAAGTCAACAATATCCAGTCAAGGACTCTCCCAAGGCGTTGGAGGCTCATCGTGTTGCTAGGGCTGAGGCTGAGCAGGCCAACGCCGCCGCGCTGCGCGAATACAACCAGAAGATCGGCGAGGCAGTCAAGCATAACCGCGAGATTACTGCGGACGAGCGCGCCAAATCCGACCAGGCTGCACGTCTCCAAGTTGGCGGGTCACAACTGATCTATGGCCTGCGCCAGCTCGACAAGACTCTCCGTGCGAAGGCTAACGATCTCTATGGAGCCGTTCGTGAGAAGATGGCAGGGGCATCTCTCCCCTCAGATACCTTGGCTGATGGAGTCAAGGCTGCGCAAACTGAATGGATACGTGGGTCGCCCGCAAAAGTAGCAGAGTTTAACGCGATGATGTCCCCCGGCCAGCCCGGTCCCGAGCTTGTGCTCGCGGATCAGACAGCGCAGAACATGGGTTACAAAGACTTTCGCACGGCGATCTCTAACCCCGCTATCCGTTCGACTCTTTCACGGGCTCTTCCGCCTGATGTGTGGGATGCGGCGATTGGCCAGGGGACCCGCCCGATCTCTTGGAATGACCTTCAGGGATTTTATGAGGAGACAGGGGCTAAAATCGCCGACGGCCCACAGCCCGGCAAGGGAGATATTTACAAGGCGATCCAGCAAGTTCATCAATTTGTCGGCGATCAGATGCAGCAATTGGCCGACGCACAAGGAGTTGGCCCGCAGCATCGCGCCGCACGCGCATTTTATCGCGACTACATGAACACCTTTCATGAGCCCACAGGTCCGTCTTCCTCGGGATCTCCCGTCGCTCAGGCTCTACTTGCCAAAGATCCTCTGGTCGCCGCAAACAAATTCACAGGACCCTCCGCTGATCGCGGTGTGGCTGACCTCGGTAAGTACAGCCCCAGCCTCGCTAACTTGGCGCAAGACCTTCAGCGCACGGCAGAGGCTAAGGTCGAAGTCCCGTCCGGCGGCAGGAAGTCTGTTGCTGCTGATGTTCCGCCCCCGAAGATCAAGCCTGTCCCGGCCAAGCCTAATCTTCCGCTGCCTCCTGCACTACCAGGGCCTCCAGCAGATATTCCATTCCGCCAGCCCAAGCTTTCTCCCACGCGCACGATCTCGGCCGACGATCTCCAGCGCGCGAACGAAGCCTCCGTCCAGCACCGCGGATCGTCGGCGGTGGGCAGTTTGATCAGACTGTCCGTAGTATGGCCTGCGTTCCACTTGCTGAGCGACCTGATGCGCGGGCGGGAGGTCTCCCCTGGCGGTCTGGCTGCCATCCCTGCCGCCGGAGCCACCGGCATGGCTATCGAGGAAGTTTTGGCTCATCCAGGTGTAAAGGAATTCCTGACCCGTCCCAGCCGAGCGCAGATTGCGCAGATCCCTCTCGACCTGCGTGGAGACATGCCGAACATCGTTCAGGCGGCCCGCTCGCGTGGCGTGCCTGTTAGCCCTTTGCTTGCAGCCTACGCCGCTACGATCCAGCGAAACCAAGGCCAGCAGTTCAACCAGCCGCAGCCACTACAGCAACCCCCCACACAAGGAGCCCAGCAGTGAGAATCAGTCATCCCCTCCCAATCTCGATCTCGATCATCCTCGCCCTTGCTCTATGTTGCTTCCTGCCTGACTCTCTCTCGGCCCAGATCCCCGCGGGTTTTGTTCAAACTACCGCCACGGTCCCTTCTCTCGCTGGCGGGTCGTTCGGAGCCTCGTGGACCAATCTGTCTTCGTCATCGCAGCTTAGTCTGCTTGGCGGGGTCAGTACATTCCAGACCACAGTCAGCGGCACACTCGACGCTAACGGGAAATTTTCGGTTCTGCTGGCTGACCCGGGACAAGTGATCCCTCAGCCCGACACCTGGTCCTTCACATTTACTTATTCCTGCCCTGCGGGAAGTCCCGATAGTGGATTCGCGATACAACTCCCGATGGCCGTGCTGGCCGGCTTCGGTGGTGGAACCGTAGATATATCCAGTCAAGTCACAGCCGCCCTACCCACCAACCCATGCAACGGCACGGTAAGCGCTTTGTATCTCAAGCTCACCGGCGGCACGCTGACCGGGCCGCTGATGGCACCGCAGATCAACTATGTCGTGATTGCCAACATATACTCCTCTGTCAACGCAGCGGCGGCGGCTTGTCCTGGCGGTGGCGGATGCACCATCCAAGTGACCGGCACGGTTCCTTTGAGCGGACCTATAACGCTTCCGGCCACGACTACGCTAGTTTTTAATCAGCCGGGTTCGATCAACACGGCGGGTTACGCGCTCACGATCAATGGGCCAATACAGGCACCGGCAACGCAGATATTCACCGGGAGCGGCGTGGTAACACTCGGCTCTCTTGTTACACAGCCTCCCGTCGAATGGTTCGGAGCCGTGGTGAACTCAAGCGGAGCCGGTGTCGCAAATCAAACCGCCATTCAGAACTGCATCAATGCGATCACATCTGGCAATTGCTACTTGAGCCAAGCGGCGACCTACTATCTCACAGGGACCATCACAATCGCGAAGTCAAGCGTGGGAATTGTCGGCAAAACCTACGGCGTCACAAACAACACGCTCTATTCCTACAACCCAACAGTCATGCTCGAAACTAGTGCGTCGGCGGATGCGATCTACGCCTACGGGACAGGGATAGGAACCACCATCGGGTTTAACCAGTTCAAGAATTTTTCCATCTGGCGCAACGTGATCCCCACTGGAACCGCTGCCGGTTTGCATCTGAGCTTCACTTACGGAACCCAGGTTGACTCAGTCGATTCGGAAGATAGCATCTATGACTTCTGGTTACACGCGGTTGGTGGGCAGGGAGACGGCTACATTGCCTACTCGACGGCGGTATGGGGTTACAACAGCGTCACGGAAACGACCGGAAGCCTCTACGGATTCTTCATCGATAGTGCCGATGGAATATCAAGCAATTCGTTGCGTATCCACGATGTAGGAGTTTTCACGACTCTCTCAGGCCCCACGACTTACGGGCTCGCGCACATTGGCAAGGCGTTGAACGATCTATTTGTAGACAACTTCGAGACGGCTGGAGTTGGTTACGGAGATTACATGAGCTTCACCGCTGGCGGGAGCAATCATGGAACGGATGTGCATATCAAGCGGTCCATCAACGATGGTTGCCTGATCTCGTGCATGTTCTTCCAAAACGTCTCAGGATCGATTGAAGTATTAGGGGGTTGGAACTATAAAGGCGGCTCCGGTTCAGAGCCTGTCATCGATCTTGAGTTATCGTCAAACGTCCACGTCAGCGATGCCGCAGTCTGGAACCCGGTTGGAACCGGCATCGGACTCTATGTAAATGGTGGCGGAGCGAACCAGATTATAGGCAACCAGTTTCCAGCCACAAACGGGTCTGCCGCCCCAATCCAACTCCAAAGCACGACCGCAAATGTTATTTCAAACAACGTTATGGGCTCGGGAAGCGGATCAAGCAGCATTGCAGCAATCAACTTGCTGGCGTCTTCCGGCAACGTAGTTTCTTCAAACTCTGCGGCTGGTACTTGTTTAGCAGTGGTCAAGCTGGATGGCACCACCACAGGAAGCCAGGGGCTAGATACAAACGTATCTGTCGGATGCACGAATCAAACGGTCGATCTAAACGGAGTCAGCAATTACCCCTACTTTGTAGATGGACTACAAATTGGTGCGGGGGGAGACATCCGAGGATCAACCACAAATTTAGGAATATCAGACGACAACAGCGCAGGATGGAATCTTTCGGTGGGAGCAAGCGCGGCTTTTGGAGACAGATTCTGGAAAGGCGGTCCTGGAGCTACTTTGATAGGGCAAATCGATGCGTCAGGTGTCTATCACGCCCCGGGTGGAATTGTCACAGGAACAAATGGTACGCAATATGCTATTCGTCAAAAGGTTTATGTCACCGGTTCTCCTGTGTGCATAGCAGCCGCTAATTTCCCCAATGACTGCCCCTTTACTGTCACATTCCCCAACGCTTTCCCTGACTCGAATTGGCACCTGGTGTGCTATGTGAATGGCGCATCGGCAGGACAATCTAGCATATTTGGGCAGGTGAATACAAACACAACGTCGGCTGTGGCATACTTTATCAACATGGTGGCGGCACCGAACAGTCTCACAGCGGCATCCTGCGAGGGATGGGAGTAAAACTGGAAAGAGGGACAGGAGAGACGGATGTCAGAGCATCGCAAACGGAGCAATCGTCAACTGCTCGGGAGTGGGTGAGTCGCAGTAAGAACGGAGGGTAATGTGACACAAGGGCTAAGTTGTGAATCGTGAGTCAAGGAGAGCATGAGTGGACACTGAAGGGCGCAGACGGCGGCAAACGGATTCCAAGGTACGGAAGTTTTGGCATGATTGGATGCCGATCCTGACGTTCTGCGCGTCGGCTCTCGGTTGCTTCGGGGGCATGGTTGCGGCGGTGACCTCCTACAAAGTGACGCTCGAAACCAAACTTTCCGATCTGCAAACGGGGCAGAAAGAGACAAAGGATGCTCTGTCTTCCATCAGCCAAGAGCATCACACCCTTATGGTCGATGACGTGAAGCAGAACGTGAAGATCGATAAAATCATGTTCCGCTTGCGGATTCCGATTGACGATGTGACTCCCGACTACCACACTTGGCCTCTGGACCAGCGCAAAGGCCCGGATGCCAATCTGGACCAGGAGCTTGAAAAACTCTACAACGACAAACATTCTCGATCTGTTCCTCCTGATCCGATGCTAGGATTGATGAGGGTTCCTCTTCCAACAAAAGTATCAAGTACAGACAGAACGGGATGGTAAGGAGAAATTATGTCAACCGATCCGTATCTAGGCACACAGCCACCCGCACCGGGGCACAAGCCTACACCTCCTCCACAACCCTGCGCGGAAGCACCTGTCGATCCAGATGTTCGATCTATCAACGTTAGGCACATCGCATCTATGATGGTGATAGACCTGGCGCAACAAGTAGCCAATCTTATAGGGCCTAACATCCTTGCCAATGATGTACTGAAGGATGCTTACGCGAGGGCATACCTAGCATTGACGGATTCTGAGCGCGTAGGACTCGCACGGCCGAAAGGAAAATAGAACGCATGAACTTCCTGAAGCAAGTTTGGCTGTCTGTTCGCAGCAACCCGGTATTCGTCACCGTTTCCAGCGCAATGACTGGGGCGGTCGTATCGGCAATTCAAGACGAACTCGCCAGCGGTCACATCGACTGGACCCGCTCTGGAATCAACAAACTGACTGGCTACGCAGTGATGACAGGCATTGCTGCTCTAGTGCACGTTTACCGCCCCGCACCGGGCGCACCACCAACAAACTGAGAGGATCACATGAAACGAATGGCAATCATCACCGCTGGCTGTTTGCTGGCGCTCTGTATGACCGCTTGCACGAACTGGGAACGTTCGGTTTATCAGACGCTCTCGGCAAGCCAAGCCGTTATCAATCAAGCCCAGATCGACTACGAGGCTTCGGCTACGACCGGAACCTGCCCCGCCATCGCCACAACGCCCTGTCTGCCGCATACCAAGGCGGTCTATGACACTATCAACACGGCCAAGAACACACAGACCACTACAGTCAATTCTTTCCTCACATACGAGGAAGCCAAAGCAGCCGGCGGAACTGCTGCCAACCTTACCGCATTGCAGGCCGATGTAACCGTTGCGCTCAACAACCTTCCAACCATCATCGCGAACGTCAAGGCGCTCTATCAGGGGGTGAAGTAATGGCAACCGCTGGCGAAGTCCTCACCATCGTTCAGGAAGTCGAGCAGATAGCGAATACCGTGCTGGCTGGCGTTTCCGCAGTTGATCCGGCGCTTGGCCTTCCCGTCGCGGCCATCACCGCCATCGAACAGCTTGCCACCACTGCGCTTGCGGCATGGAGCAAGGCGTCTGGGCAGGAGATCACCGTCGAGAGCGTACAGGCGTTGCTGCCGAACCCGGCTCCGCTCACACCGCCGGCCGCCTAACCAGTTTGCACCTATTCTCCGGGGCCAGCGCATCTCGCTCTGGCCCACTTTTTGCGAGGTAAGCCATGCAAACCAGCCCAGCAGGACTCGCCTTTATCGCCAAGAACGAAGGCTTTGACCCCGAACCAGCGGGAGACTTCGGCCACCAGGTCATCGGCCACGGCCACGACATTCTCCCCGGCGAGACTTTCAACCTGCCTATGACGCCGGCAGACGCTTGGATCCTGATGCTGTCTGACGTTGCCAAAGTAGACGCCGCCATGAACGCGCAGCATCTATCGCTGGACCTGAACCAAAACCAGTGGGACGCCGTAGCGGACTTTACCTTTGAATGCGGCCGCGGGGCGCTCGTGCAACTGCTGGCGCATGGGATCGACCAGATACCGACGCAGTTGCCTCGATGGGTCCACGCCGGCGGGCAGGTGCTTCCGGCAATGGTTACGCGCCGCGCAGAAGATGTGAAGCTGTTCAATTCATAGGAAAGGAGGTCGCCGCAAGCCAGAGCACCCACAGGCTCCGTCGATTGGCGGGGCCTGTGGTGTCTACGCTTTCTTCTTTCCGATCACGGCGATCTTGGGTGCGATATTGCACGACTTCGGCTTTGGCTCGGGGAAGCTAACTCCGGGCGCACCCTTCGCGCAGTACCGGGACCGGAAGCGGGGAGCAGGAAGAGGCATTTGGCTATCGAGCCGCGCCATTCCTTCGCGCCATTCGCTCGCCGTAGCAGTCTTAGGGTGCCGCTTGCGCCACAGGTGGTCCCAGAGAGCTGCCAGGATGATTAGGGGGATGGCTAGGAGGAGGATCATGCGATGATCCAATCTTCAGCTTGCAGGTCAAATAAGTCGAGAATATGCTCGCCACCATCTGCGCAACATACATCGTAACTGATCCTTCTGGGCTCCCACGGGCTAACCCAGAAACGATCCGTTGACTCACGTTTTACCGTGTGACCTTCCTGCATCCATTTCGCAGCCTGCTTTATATCAGCCATTATTCATTGCTCCTTGATCCATGGTGTGTAGCGCCCATGATCCGCCGCGCACCCGCAAGCACGGCGATGTAACGGCTGTCTCGGTACTCCGCGTGCAACTGACAGCCGGCATTGGTGAAGTGTACCGCCACGCCGTCGATTACTCCGTCGTGGCACAGGCATACCGGGGACGGGTGCGCTTCCTCGTGGGCCGCGTTGCGCTCGGCCTGCAACTGCTGCGCGGTGAGGAATGTGATGCTGGATTCTGGAAAGATTTGTCTAGGCATCAAGCACCTCAACGAAAATATTCGTGTATCCCTCGTCCGGTCGGCTCTTCCTGTCCACATTCACTACCATGCTAGAAACATGTGCGTCCGACAATGGCTTTCCGTTGCTCAGTTCGCTCATCACCGCTCCTTCCTCCGCTTGTTCCGCTGCCTGCACGCGTTCGAGCAGAACCGCTGCCAGGTCGTACGCCGATCGAACTTCTTGCCGCAGGATTTGCACTTACTCGTTGACATGACAATCACTCTAGCGCGTTACGCGATGCGTGTCAAGTATTATTTCCTGATCAGGTCGACCTCACGCATCTCGGACCAATTCCTCCCCACACTGCAATCGACCCCTATCCATAACCTTACTAACAACTCTTACACTAATTCCCATATACGTTGCCTTGTTTCTCAACGCATTGCATCCAACGTTCAATACACGTGCCATCTCTTTGGTCGGCAACTTCCCGGCGTACTCACAAATATAGGCCTCCTTTTCTGGAGTCCAAGGACCGGGCCGACCAAGCTTGGCTGGCGGGAATGGCAATTCGGCTATAATATGTCTCCATGTCCGGCCTGAGTATATTTCATTGATTGTGGCCGGCGATACTTCATAGCCGCGAGCGATCGCAGATTGACCTTCTCCGGCGGCCAAACGTTTCTTGATCGCATAAACATTAGCGTCAGTAAGCTTGGCCAATGAACAATACATGCCTCTTGGCGCGCGCATTCTCCCTTTTTTAGCAGCGTCCTCAACATTCTCCCGCTGAGTTCCAAGCCAGAGATGTTGAGGACGGACACACTTAGGGTTGTCGCAAGTGTGCAATACGCGCTGAGCAGCGGCAATGGACGTACAATGTAAAAGTCTATAAGCCATTCGGTGAGCGAGTTCGTACTTGCCTCGTTTTTCCAACCCAACAAAGTGCGACACGCCGAATATCCCATAACCATCCTCGTTTAACCTAGCTTGCCATTCCCAGCAGGCGTCCCCACTGAAAATGATCTTGACCTTAGACCAGAATCGCGCAGCTATAGGTACTAGGATCATGCAAACAATACCTCCTTCATTTCGCTCCAATCTTCCCCAGCGTTCGGCTCAACGTCAATCACCAGCCCACCTGGTGCCAGCTCTGGGTCCACCAAGACCTTGCTCGGCGCGGCCAGTACCGGGTGCATCTCCCGGCAATGTTCCTCCAACCTTCCCGGCTCGACCAGGTAGACCAGCGAATCGTGTACCGTATTAACCTGCTCCCACTTCTCGTCCAGTCCCCGCCGCGCTACTTCCTTCATCAACTCACGCATATCGCCGAACGCCAGGCTGGCCGGCAGGAACGCCACTGCCTCCTCCGCTTGGTCCCCCGGCTTCCACCCGCCCCGGCCGTCCGGCGCAATCACCTCGTAGAACCACCGGATCGCGCCAAAGTCGTTCATCAGGTAGCCCTGCCGGTGAGCTTGTTCCTTGATCTGGTCCTGCCAGCGAAAGACCTTGGGGAACAGGTCTTTTAGCATGTCCTTCAGCTTCTTGGCCTGCGCGAGCGAATCGAAATATTCGCGGTTCATGTCGTAGAGCTTGTTGACTCCCATGGCGAAACCTATGCCCAGAACTGCACGTTTAACCTGAAAATCCCTAACATGTCTGCGCTTCTCATCACTCTTCAGCCACTTCAACTGAGCGCGCAACTCCTCGTCAGGCAGATCGAACAACTGGTCGGCTTTGGGCAGCTTTAGAAAATGCCAAGTCACGAACGAGTGCATGTCCAGCCTGCCCATTCTCATATACTGCTTGTCGCGTGCGCACCAGCCAGTTGTCATGATGTGGTAACTCTTCTTGTCCCACTCGACCAGCAGCTTCCCGCCAACCGAGTCCCGAAACATTTTCCTGATCGGCTTGGCCAGACGACCGTGCTTGGGAACGTTAGTTATATTTGGACTTCTGGAATTGTGAGAAAAGACCCCACAGGATTCGTAGCTTTCGTCTTCTTCTACTGTGATGTCATAGACTGGAAGGCTTCCCACAAAGTTGACTTCCGCAATGCCAACATCTTCGAGTCCTGCCGCTGAAGTAAGTGAATAGCCTTGTGCCCAGCTCGTGTCACGATGGCTAGGTTGTCCAGCTTGTTGTTCGCAGTATTTCCGTCGATGTGGTGTATGTCCAGATCTTCTGGAATCCTCTCCACTCCTAATGCTCCTGCCATCACTACTCGATGCACAAACTCCCGCTTCCCATTTACCAAGCAAGTCAAATATCCTCGTCCATCGCTCACCTCTCCAATCCAGCGAGGGTGCAAAGAGCCTTTCTTTCCGTACCATGGGCTCCCCGTCCCTCTCCGAGCGCGCGATCTTCGCAGGGCTTGCAAGACCTTGTACTCGGCTGTTGGTATTTGGTGAGCAAGAATCCAAATCACGTTGTGGATTTGGGTTTTTAGGACTGTGGCTATTGTTTGTGCCGTGGGTGATTCCACACTTCGATAAAGCAGAAGCACCTTCTCCACATTTTCCGTCTTTCGGCACCACTCCTTTGATATGGACATGCGACGACAGTAACACTTTATGGGAAGTTGTGCAAGTTAAAACTTCCCCATTAACAAAGTGTACCGAAACCATCGGCTCGGCGGGATGTACCCATGTAGCCAAAACAGGACGCCAACGATGTTTGTGTGTCCACACCAAATCTCCCACTTGAACATCTTTTATCTCTACCATCCCTCGCTGCGCGCGCACCGGGGTCCATGACGCGCAGCAGGCCAACTGGCTGGTGGCGGTCTGATCCGTAAAAGTCGTATGTACTCTGCCGTCGGCGTGCGGCCTGAACCCGTCAATGTAAGTCCCACGCATTTTTCCAATCTCGCGGCATTCAACCACCTTTGTGTAGAAATCATCTTTATACTTGGCAACCAGCCGGTCCAGTTCCTTCTTGCCTGTGGTACTCTCGCCTGACTTGGTGGTAGGGATCTTGTGCCGTCGAGCTTCCATGTACCGGATAAGCTGCTTGGACGAGTTAGGCGAGAACTCGTAGACTCGGCACCAGACCGGCGGCGTAGGCTGGCCTTCAATCTCACCTACCGATCGCATTCCGTAGTAGTACCGCTCGCCTTCCTCTTCCTCGCCGTCGGCGTCCTTGGTCGAGGCTTCTTGGAAAACCTGCTGCCGCAACCTTACCAAGTCGTCTACCGTAACTGCCGCGTAACACTCTTTTCTGGCCGCTCGTTCCAGCTTCGCCCGCGCTCCCTTGCCTAGCGGTTTCCCCTTCTCGTTCGTCGCATCCTCGGCAGGCAGCGTAGGTGGATGCCACTGCTCTAGCAACCCTCGAACCTCCGTCGGCACCGTCTTATAACTCTTGACCTTTCTGGCCTCGTCGGGGAACCTCCGGTCCAACTCCGCCCGCGCCTCTTTCTCGGCTGCTGTAAATTCCACGTCCAGCCCCCGGCGCCGCTCGTCGTCAACCGGAAACCCTCTCTCCTCCATGCGCGCGAGAATCGGCCGGAATTGCTCGACCTGTGCTACGAACCCAGCCGCTTGGCGCGACGGGTAGGCTGAATCCCACCACATTTTGCGATCTTCCAAGGTCTTGCGGACGGTTTGGTAAACTCGCAGCGCCGCGTCCGTGTCAATCACTCCGTACAGTTCCAAACAACTCTCGTTCAGGTGCTTCCACGGAAACATCCACCCCGCGAACGAGGCTGCGTACTGGAGATGCGCGGGCAGGTCTGGCTGGAACTTGTGGAACATGCTTAGGGTGTCGTGAACTTGCCCAGCAGGGGTCAGATAGGCCCGGTCGCCAAAGTCGCGCTCACCCACGGCCTGTAGAACCTTGTAGTCGAAGGTTGTGTAGTTCTGCCCGCACTTCGACAGTGGCAGCTTCAGCAGCCACCTCGTCGCCGCGATCCCGTCCCGGTCCCACTGCAGCGCGACCCCCTGGCTCGGCTCGATCGAGAACTGGCTCAGGCGAATCCTAGTGTCAGTGAACCCGTCGGTCGCGTCCTCGTCCAGCGAGGCCGACTCAAACGTCTCCAGGTCGTGCGACAGACAAAGATAGCTGGCTGCCTGTACGTCGGGTGAGAGCGCGAGCCAGGCGTCCGACCGAGCCTTGACGTCGCGGCAGAACAGGTCAAGGTCGCGACGGGTCGGGTGGAGCTGGTAGCGGAGGTTGTTACGGGTCATCCATGCAGCAAGGTCGGACTGTATCTCTTGCTTCCGTCGTTGCTCCCAATCGGCATAACCAGCGTCCCATGGGTCAGGGTTGTCGACTGGATGGTACTTGTAGGAACCATTGTTCAGGGTCAGGTCCGGCATGTCCAGCACGAACTTCTGATCCCGTTCGGCCGCCACGTTCACCGCCCGTGCAATGTCCCGCGCCAGCACACCAGTCAGGTGGATCGCGCCGTGGCGGAGGAACGCTGGATGGTAGGTAGGGACGACGAGCAGGGGGTCGGAGTAGTGGCCCCGGCCAGCGGCCTGCTCGAACTGCGGCAGGGCTCGGAGGACGTATCCGCGCAGGTGACCTACGCCACGCTTCTCCCCTGCCAACCCGGTCAGGTGCTTCAGCGGTAGGTTACCCATCGCGAGCAGGACTTTTGGACGGTACTGGCGCAGGACTTCGAGCAGGTTGGGCTCGCAAGCAGCAACCGCCGCGTACTCGTAGGAGGCACCATCGAGAATGTTGTTGTAAGGCCTGCACCTTAACAGGTTCGAGATCGCAAAGTCTTCGCGGTCCATGCCGAGGCGTCGTATCGTACGTGTGAGGATCGCACCGCTAGGGGCGTACGGCCGGAAGGGGAGCTGGTCCCGCGCTTCCATCTCACCATTCGCTTCACCAACAATTAGAACCTTGGTGCGCCCCGTCCCCTCCGGCTGCGAGAAGTCCGACCCGGCGGAGAGCAGCGGACAGGCCTGGCAGGTCGGGCAGGACTTGGTGCGGCAAGTCATCACGCAATGACTCCTTCTCGTCGAGCACGCTCACGAGACTGCACCATGGAAATCTGAGGGTTTATTCTGTTGCTTTCGGCAACTATCCGAATGTTACCCTCTCCATCAAAGAATCCAGCAATATACGGCCAATTCATCAAAGCCATCTCTGCACCTTCGGGTCGCATCTACAACGGTCAACAAACATCTCTGAAGTTCCCACAATACGTAACCCGGCGAGTGTCCTGCACCGGGAGAGGGCTGTGTAAATCATGGAGGGCGACTTCATCATCCAGCTCCTAATATCCACCTGGCAGGCGTCCATGGTCAGCCCTTGGGCTTTATGCAGAGTTGTCGCATAGGCCAACCTCAGCGGGTAATACTCCAACTGCCCGACCACGTACCTCTGCTTACTCTTCCGGTAGTGCGGCTGGGCGAGGAACCTGCCGTCCGCCTCCTTCCCCTGATCCTGCCACTCGCCTCCGACCCAACTCGGCTTCTCCATCGCGGATATGTCGCGCACGAGGCTCTGCACGGCCACCTTTTCGCCGGTTCGCGCCAGTTCGATCATGATGCTCGGTGGCGACCCCGGAGCCGTCTCGATCCCCCGGACCCAGCCGCAGTCTCCGTTCGCGTAGACCATCCTGCCTTCGTCGTACTGGTTGGCAAGGATCATCACGTAGCAGCCTTCGCGGAGGATGGTCCGCTCGGGGACGTTCTTCCATTCAGGACGAATCTTGCCGCCTACTGCCCAGCGTCGGCTCGGGAGCGAGATCAACCTGCCCTTCTCCCGGTCTAACCGAAGCTGGTTGATCCGGTCTACCTCGTCGTTCTTGCCGACCACCGTGGTCCCGCGGTAGACCATATCCACTCCGTCGGCGAAGGCTAGCCCGGCCGAGCGAAGCACGTCCAGCGCGTCGCGCCCCCGCCCAGCCCGAGCAAAGTCCAGTGCGGCGAGGAACCTCGCGTCAGCCTGCCGCCACACCTTCGTCAGCCGAGTTTCGTTCTCGGCGAACCGCGGCCAGAACTGGCTTTCAAAACACCACGGTGTTGGCAGGGATTTGCCGCGGCGGCCCGGAGTAGGCCGATAACCCTGCGGGCGGTCGGCAATGCTAGGGAGCTGGCCAAAATCACCTAGCAGTATCAACCCCACCGGCCCCTCGCCCTTCTCCTCCCGGTGCAGGTTCACATCGTCGAAGACTCGGATCAGCAGGTCCAAGGTCTCGCGACCGATCATCGAGCACTCGTCCACCACGACGTTGCGGTAACCTTCCTCGGCTACCTTGCGCAGGCGGCGCTGCGTTGACCCATGCAGGTAGGCATCCCTGAGCGAGTCCGTGTCGTAGAAGCCGAGCAGCGAGTGGATCGTGACCGTGTTCAGGTTTATAGCTGAGATCCCAGTCGACGAGGACAGCGCAGCGTACTGCGGGTCGGCTAAGCAACGTTCGCGCATGGTCCAAGTTTTTCCTGTGCCTGCGCGTCCGGTCACAAACGCGCAGGGGGTTGGAGCGTCGAGAGAGAACTGGCCTCGGGCGGCATCGGGGACGGCACCGGCTGCTTCTTCGAGCCCGGCTACGTCTACCCCCTGTCCGCGCTGAAAGTGACCGGTCGAGAGTTCGAGCTGGTCGAGGAAGGCATCGAAGGAGTCGGCGGCGGGGGAAGGCGGCGCGGCAATCGGCTCTCCTCCCGCCTCAGCCTCGCGTACCGTTCGTAGATTGTCCTGGTACTGCTGCTCCGCTGCGTCCTGCCTGATTGCCATCCTACTCTCCCTCTTCTGTCCCTGTTCCCTGCCCAACCCTGACCCAACGTAACTCGAACCCAAGTGCCCGCCCGACCCGCACGCTCACCCGCTGCTGCCCGAACATCATCCCGTGGACATGCTCCGGCGAGAGCCCGGCCCGGCGCGCGAACTTGACCAGGTTGCCGTAACCCGTCGTGGCCACCACAAGCGCCGAGTAAACCTCCTGCTCGTTCACTGCTTCGCGGACGGAGTAACTGTGGGGCATAGGATGGGCTACAGTCCTGCCGTCCAGTCTGACTTGGCCTTGGGAGTGTTGTGGATGATTCCGTGAGCGGCAAGTATGTCGGCTACCTTGCCTAGCTGGTCTGTCAGCTTCTCGTTCTCGCTGGTTAATTCTCGATTGGCCTCTTCGAGCTCGTCCTTCTCGTTATCGTTGGACTTGATGCCGTCGGTTGTAGCAGATTTGTCCAGAGCCGCTGCTAGATCCTTCTCCCACTGTTCCATTTTCCTGCTCCTTTCCTAATCAAACTTTGACTTCAAATCCCTAAGCCACCAGAGTTGCTCAGGCGACACGACTACCTTGCCCCACAACTCTTCCTCCTGCCACATGCGATTGAGGAACTGCCGAGCATCGCGAGTGATCTTGCGGTCGAGGTCGGACTCCTCGCGCAACAGAGCTAGTATCTTCCCAGCCTCCCGCTCGCGCTCTACCGCGGTCATCGTGGTCGACTGCTCCGGGGTTGGATTGTTGTAGGCCACTAGTCGTCTTCCTTTCACAATGCTTCGTAGTCGGCTTTTCCCTTGGCGAGCAATTGGTCATAGTAGTCGTCGGGGCGCAACGGTGCCTATCCCCGGCGCAGACACTCCTCATGTGAAACACCGCGCAGTCGCAGAGATCCATAACGAGGGTTGAAGTTTGGTCTCTCTCTCTCTCCCACTCGCCCTATCAGAGAGCGCCAGCGCAGGTGCGGACGGTTCGCCAGAACCATTACTCCTGCGCTGACCCTCCCCTTGTCGCAGCCGCCACCCAGCTCAGAGCGGGGAGTCTGAGGTCTTGAGCTAGACCTGCGCTCCGGGCTGGATGCTGGTTCCAGCCGTGGGCGCGGCTGGGGGCTGCTGACTTCAAAATCTGCGCAGGCCGAGGACTGAACTCCTCAATCAGCATCCAGGCTTCACCCTGAAGATACCTGCGGCTTGGTTGTCGTTTTCGCTGCTGTTGGACTACCTGCCGACCTACTTGCCCTTCGGCCCCAACTCCACTCCGCTCGCCTTCGCACTCCCAACCGCAAAGTACCCGTTGATCCTCGGCCGTGCTTGCAGGTGGACCTTCCCCAACTTCGTGTCGACGTCCATGTCGGGGATGCTCGCGCCCTTGCTGTCCTGCGGGAACCGGTGCTGACCTAGCACCCGAGGCGACCGTTCCCCGGCCTGGTCGAACCGCTCCTGGGTATCCTTATCGGGGCTGCCCTCCCACACCGTGTCAATCTCCAGCATGGGTTCCCCGGCCGTCGCCTTGAAGAACTCGTCCAAGAGGGTCCGGGCGGTGATCCGGGCCGGGAGCTGGACCTTGAGTTGCGCCAAGATCCAAGCGAGAGGTATGGCGCCGCCCTTGCGCGAGTCAGCGCGCGTCGAGACAAAGTAGTCGGTCAGCGAGACGCCGTCCCACTTCCCGCTCTGGTCGATCACCACGGCGTCGAGCGCGGTGAACGCGTAAGGTTGGCCCTGCTTGTCGGTCGCCACCTTGTAGCGCGCCGGCTGGCCGTCCTGACCCTTGACATCGCGCTGCTTGATCTTCACGAGCCAGCGGCCATCGGGCAGCGGTGGCGGGGCGGCGTACGGGTCCGCGTCCGGCTTGCAGTCCATCTCCTGCATCAGCAGGTTCGGGTCGTCGAGGTTGAGGATCGGGATGTTGGAGGCCGGGTCGGCGGCGTTCTGGCCGCCTGCCGCACCCGCCTGCTCGTCCATGTAAATCGGCTGGGCGAAGTCGTCCGCCGGGGCCGCCTGACCGTTGATTGCTGTGGTTGCCATGAGATTGATTCTCCTTCTTCGGCGGTCAGTCTGGCCGCTCGGGTTGGTGGTGCTGTGGTGGTTGATTGTTGCCGCTGCCCAGCGCCAGACTACTGCGCTTCGTCGAGTTCCGTTGCTGTCGCCGCCGACTGCACCGGTTGCGTCAGCCTCGCATACTCCTGCCGCACAAGCCGCTGCATGTACTTCGCCAAGGTCCGCTCGTCGGCGTCAGCCTGCTTCTGGAAGTAGGCATAAACCTCGTCCGGGAGCGAGATGTTGACCGAGGGCAGGGCGTCGGCGGTGGTGCTGGCTGCCTGGTTGGGCGTGCCGGTGCGTTTGCTGGCGGCACGAGTTGGCTTGGTTGTCTGGCGAGTAGCCGCAGGGCGCGTAGAGGTCAGGTTGGCTGCTGGCTGGTTGGCCTGCTGCCCGGCCTGCTGCCCGGCCTGCTGCCCGGCCTGCTGCCCGGCCTGCTCGACTACCGCCTGCCCTGCCGCGCCGTTCCCCGGTCTGCCGAGGATCGCGGCCACCCGCTCCCTCGCCTCGTCGACCTCCTGTTGAGTTAGTCGTTCTGTTGGTTGATCCACTTGCTTGTTCTCCTTCCTTGTTGGTTCGTACGTCGTGGTTATGTTGCATTGAACTTGGTGCCATCCCCTGCGACCGGCAGGCCCCAGCTAACGGTAAGCGCGCTTGTACATCTCGATAGCAGTGCAGCGTATTGGACTAGCTGCGGGTAGGCGTGAACTTCCTAGAACGGAATATCGTCGCTTGCCTCGCCGCCGCCGCCCGCGCCGATCCTGCCCTCGAACTTCGGCTCGGCCCAAGCCTCGACGTAGTAATACTCGGCTGGCTTCTTCCACGAATACTGCGCCTTGGACGACCCGACGATCAGGAAAGGGTCTGGATGATCCTCCAAATGCTCGATGTAGATCTCGCATTCAGGCATACGTTCCTTGATCTGCACGGCCTTGGCCAGCACGAACTCCGGGATCGGCTGGCGATATTCCTTGATTGTTTCCATCCGCCAGCACGGGCCGCCAAACTGGTCGAACGAATACTCCCTACACTCCTCGAACGACCGCTTGGCCGTCTTCTCCATCCACTCCTGCATCAGCTCCGTAGTTCGCTCGATCAGACGCTCCTTCTGGTAGCGCACGACGTCGCGCTCGTTCAGAATGTCGATCTCCAGCGCGGCCAGCACGGCGCGCAACTCACTTTCCTCGCTGACCGCCGTTGCAGCAGACTTCTCGACCTTCTTGGCTAGCACGTCATATCCCAGCACAGCCCTCGCCGACTCTGCCAACGCCAGCAACGGCGCACGATTGTCCACTGTCTCCGCGTCAAACCGCTCCCGCTTGATCTCTGTCATTAACATCGCTTGCCTCCACTCCCGCTGATTCGTTGTGGTTGACCTTGTTCTGTCCCGCCCGGACTACTCCTCCGCCGCTACCAGCCCCGTCTCTTCCTCCACCGACAACAGCGACGGGCAGTCATACACGGCTGGCTTGGCTGGCTCGATCAAGGTGCACACACTCGCGCGGTCAATCACCGCGCGGGACCAGACCGCTACCTTGCTGTCCATTCGGCCGTAACCCACTTCGTAGGAGGTGTCGCTCGGCTCCTTCTTCAGCGGCTTTGGCAACAACCGTACCGCAGCCAAAAACGCCGCCTTCCCCTTGTTTGCAGCCGAGTAGTTATTGCAATGGAACGACAATATCGGCTTTTCCATCACCGTCTCCGGTTCCTTGTCGAATGCGTCGGCGATCCGGCGCAACTCCTGTGCGATCTGTCCTGCTGTGGTCATGTCTCTGCCTCCCTTTCTCCTGCTCCGCGCCGGGAGCCCGTCCCCGCGCTTGGTTGGTCCTACTTGGTTGCCGTTACCGGAGCCGCCGCCGTGGTCTCCGCTGCCTGCCCATTCGCCGCCCCGCCTCGTGCTGCCTTGAATCGTTCATCAACCCGCTTGCGCCACTCGTCCACCTGGTTCTTCTGGCCCTGGTTCAGCTTGTCGACGAGGTGGAGGTAGGTGTCGAACCCCTCGGCCAGCCCCGGCTCGAAATACCCGCCCGGATACGCGGCCATCAACTGTGGAATCGCTTCAGGAGTCACGCGCGGCTTGGCTGGGAAAAGTATATTGGTTACCGGGTCCGGATGCTTCATAAAGTACATCCTGACCACTGTGTCTACGATCTCGGTCTGAATAACCTTCTTCGGGTCGGCTGGGTCGGGAACCTCCACAGTCTTCCTGACCGGCGTGCCCTGCGCGTGGATGCAATCCCCGACCCAGCTCGGAATCAGCGCCGTGGCCTTTTTCCCTGCTATCTGCGGGCCGTACACGGGCGTGCGGTCGTCCTCCTCGGCCCGCGACTCCAGCCCAGTGAACAGGACGTACTCGCACGGGAGCGAGTTGAAGTTGGTGATCATCGAGTAGAGTTGGTTCTGCACGAAGCCGTAGTGGCCACGGCTCGACCCGGCGAACTGCTCCGGGGTGGCCTTCCCCTCGACCATAACCTGTTGCAGGAACGCCGACGTAGCCTCCTCGCCGGTCTTGATCCCCCGGTCGGCCAGATGGCGCATCAGCGCCTGACTAATCGACGTCACTCCCTCGACAATCACCCCGCCGTACTTCGCCCAGTCGACCGCGCGCAGGTTGGTCTGCGCGGCCTCGGTCTGGGTCGGGTCCTCGGGGAAGTAACCCTGGCTGATCTTGCGTAGGGTCGGGAGCGGAACCTGGATGTTGCAGCGATAGGGGAGAATAACTCCCGCGTCAATCTCCGGCTGCATCGGCCCCCATCCGCCGCCGTCCATGGAAAGCAGCAGAGAACACTTACCTGTCTTCTCGTAGATGTAGTGCGAGAAATGCTTGGCCGCCGTCGATTTTAGCGTGCCTGAGTCTCCAAAGATGATGCCGCTTCGTGCCATCCAGTTCCTCCTGCTTGTCTTGTTGTGTAGGTTGCTACTTAATCCCGCTCCGGCTCCCGCTCCAGCTCCAGCTCCGGCTCCAGCTCCGGCTCCCGCTCCAGCTCCCGCTCCAGCTCCGGCTCCAGCTCCCGCTCCAGCTCCGGCTCCGGCTCCGGCTCCAGCTCCCGCTCCGGCTCCGGCTCCAGCTCCGGCTCCCGCTCCGGCTCCAGCTCCGGCTCCCGCTCCGTAACCAACCCACAAACAAAATCGCCTGATTCATATTCGGCCTACTTCTGCTTCGTGGGAAGGCTAGTGATCTGCACGGCGTCGATTACAGAACCGCGACCGAGGATAACCCTGCCTTCTGGAAACGGCTCGACCTCGCTGAAGTCGCACGAGGTAAGCGCTCCGGCAAACCTGCCCGTGTCCGCGATCCACGCTGCCGACTCCAGCACCAGTTCCTGCGGCCCTACCGCGACCAGCCTTCCGGTGTCGATCATGGTCACGGTGCGGATAAGGTAATTCTTGCCGATCTCCCACAAAACCGTTCCAGGAGGATAAACGTCTTCTGCGTTGCATCCCGGCGTTCCAAGTGGATTGATAGGGTCATGCTGAAAAAACATTGAGGCCAATTGCCGTGCTTCACCGATTGTAAGTTCGTCCAGTTTCATCTGACCGTTCCTCCCTGTTGGTTATTCCCACGCGTTCGATCTACTCGTTCATGAAATCGTCGAGCACTGTCGATGTTTCCATTTCCTTTTTGAGAACACTTGCTGCGTACTGGCTCATAGTCATTTGAAGGGCAGCAGCAGTGGCCTTTAGCTTCCAATACGTTTCGGGATCAACACCTCTGATATGTAGGCCGTTTGCTTGAGTAAGAGGTTTGCCGATTTCTTTGTGTCTGGCTCTATGGTACGCAGGACACAGCCAGCGTACCTTCAAAGGCTTATTGTAGTTCTCATGGTGAGCGTGTATTCTTTCGCTCGTACCACAAACCTCACAAGGTTGCGGGACTAGCCTTCCATGCCTCTTGGCCTCCGCCACTAAGCTATGAACCCGCTGCGCATTTACACCCAAAACCTTTTCTCTCACTTGGCTCCCTCAGTCAGCAGCTTGATGACTAACTCACGGAGCGTAACTCCCATTCTCACGGCCTTGATCTTGAGTGCTTTGTTGACGTTCTCTGGAAAGGCTCGGATTTGAAGAGTATTGCTTTTCATGTGAGTAATCCTTGCATAGCGTGCAATGCTTGTCAACAACTATTTTCAACTTTCCCGCAGCCGGTCCTCTGCCCCCTGCCACGCCGCCTGCGCTCGCTTCCCGGCCTCCTCGCGCCAGGCCGACAGCGCCGCCGCCAGCTCCCTGCCGGCCTCCTGCGCCGACCTGCCTCGACCCTCGAACCTCGCCTCCCTGTCCGCCCCCTCGATCCGCGAGTAGGCGGTGGCGACGAACCGGCGCGGCGGGGGAGGTAGAGCGAGGTAGTTGTGCTGGCCGACTGGCATCACTCCGCCTTCCCAATCTGCACCAGCCCCGCCAACTCTTTAGGGTGATTCGCCTGCCGCGGCCGATAATGCTCCATCACCCCCGCGTCATGCTCGGCGTCCGGCGGCCCGAAGCAGAACCCTGGCTGGGTCGCCGTCGATCTGTAGGCGCACAATCCTGGGTACGAGCAGGCCTGTCTGTTTTGACCGAACCTACGATTTAACTCCGACCGCTTTGCCGCATACCCACCGATTCGCTCGGCCTCGCGCACGGCTTCGACATCCTTGGCGACCTGAACTTCCTGCGATTCCAGTTGCTCCAACAAATCCAGCATCTCGTCCTGCGCGCGGTACGCCACCACGACCGGGACCAACTGCGCCGCCAGCGCGTCCAGCACCTCGCCTTCCTCCCCGAGCGCACCTTCTTGGACCTTGCCCGCGTCCAAGAGGTCGATCCACTCGCTCACCTTCATCGCCCGCCACACCGCCGTCTTCCTCCACGACTTGTAATCGAGCCGGCGCCCCTTGCCCCCTTCGTCCTTCCAGTCGTAGGTCCAGGCCCAGCGCCGGTCAGCGGAGGTGATCCCCTCCTGGGAGTAGGCTCGGCAGAGGATGGATTCCTGGTTCCACCTGGGCTCGCCCGGCTGGGCCTTCTTGTCCTCCCGCCGGCTGCCCTTCAGCAGGTACTCGTAGCGGACGCCAAGGATCGTCGGAGGGTCGGGGAGGGAGCGAAGCCAGTGAGCCACGCGATCAGAGACTAACTCGCGGACGCGCTGGCTGGCGTCGAGGTACTCTGGATTGTCGGCCAAGGGCGCCGAGGGGCCGAATGCCTCTGCTACCAGAATCTCTTTGTGGATCAACTCCCACGCTTCGTGAAACCTCCGCTCCACGTCCACCGCCTCGCTCAACCCCTGCATGTCGACCTGAGCGTCGAGTTCCTTCCTACGGTCCCACGAGCCGGTCGTCTTGAACGATTGAAGGTAGAGGTAGCCGGTGGCGCGTTCGAGGAGTAAGGCGTCGTGCCGGGAGAGGAAGTACAACTCGTGGGTGGCTGGATTCTCGACGCGCTCGATGTCGTAATCGACCGTCGCGCCCCACTCTGCGAGTTTCCAGCAGCCCTCCTGTTCTACTTCAATGATGATGTGGTCGCGGAGCAGAGATTCTAGCCGGCGCCGCGCCCAGCACCGGACCATTCCCTCGACCAGCGCCGCCATCTCTTCCTTCAACCAAGCGTCCTGATCGAACGGCTGCCAGGCCGGGGGCGCCGACGCAGCAGGCGGATACATCTGAGCCAGTTCGTCTCGACTGATCTGAGTCGTCGTAGGACCCACCATCCCGAAGTCAGCAAAGTCGACCACGATCGGCGACTCTGCCGCTGGGCTCGCCGCGCCTCCCACGCCGCCCGCCCGCCCGATCGGATTGGCCACCAGATCGGCGAAGTCGTTCACGACCTCTGTCTGGCCTGCTGCCGCCGCTCGCTGCCTCGCCTCCTCCGGGTCCAACTCCACCCCCGCGGCCCAAGCCTGGTTGAACTCGGCCAGCGCGGCGGTAACTGCGCGGTCCTCAATCACCTGCGCCAAGGTCCGCCCGTCAGCATATTTCGAGTTGACGAACAGCCAGTCCAACTGGCCGCCGAGGTCCAAGACCGCACCGGTCACGCCGTCAACCATCTTGGCGCTGGTTGCTTCGTCCAAGGCGGCTTGTCCGTCGCGTAGCAGCACCTCCATCCCCGCATGCACCGCGCCGCCCACGACCAGATGACTCGACTTCCTCGCCGGCTCCAGCCCCTGCCCGGCGGCGCCTTCGTAGTTGCCGAGCCAGCGCAGCCTTTTGCAACGCTGGTACTGCTGCACCGGAGTCCTCGAAGTATACAGAATCTTAGCCATTGTATTGCCCGTCCTCTCCCCTGCCCAACCCAACTTCCCCCTAACCCTACCACCCTTCCCAACCGTTGTCAACCCCCAAACACTCCCAACATCACCTAAATTGAAAATTATTTTGCAACTGTAGGAAGGTTGGCAACCAACCTACCCAGCATCCTCTACTTCTCCCTCATGCGGACTCTGCGCCATAACCAGCAAGCCACCTTCGTACTTGGCGCTGACCTGTACGTTCATCCCTCTCAGGTCGTCGCCCAGCACAAATGCAATGTCGGCCAGTTGTGCCACCAACTCGCGTAGCAACAATACAACAGTGCTGGAATCAGTCACGTCAATCGCACGGATCTCGTCGGATGTCATAAGACTTTTACTCTCTCTTTCTTGTTGGCAACTTTTCTAGTTTGACCGCGGCTTTATATACACCGTGGCCGGTCCTTGGCCCTCTCTGGCTAACAACCCAACATTAACCGCCACCTTCAACCACCTCCGGATCAACCTTTCGTGCAAGTCCATCTGCATTCCCCATCCGTAAAACTCATTGGCACCGAATCGCTTCCCTTCGCGTTCCTTTGCCAGCCTGGCCTCCAGCCCCGGCTGCCCTGTCACGCTCCAGCCTTCTGCCTGTGGCCAGTCGCAAGGAACCAGTCGACCGTCCGGCTCGAAACGACTGCATACCTGAAACTCCTGCGCTCCAGCCGGCATCACCGTTATCTTGCGATACCACTGCGCTTCCAGCCGATTCAACCCGTTCCCTGCCGTTTCCATTACCTCGTCGATCCCGATCAGCGTGTCTGAGCCCTCGGCCCACTGAATACAGCCCAAGATCCGCTCCGGAAGACTTGGATAACCCTGACCCTTCAACATCTTCGGCGTGCCGACCGTTCCCAGTATCGTGCAGTCTTCGTGATTGGCGAACTCGCGCAACTGGTCCATAAATCCAGCCACGTCCTTCTGCTTGGCCACCTCGCCACTTGGCAGCAGTGATTGTAGATTCTCGATCAGGAGGAATTTTGGATTTGCTGGGCAGGTAGGTAACTTGGCGAATGCCTCGTAAGGAACTTTCATCGGATGGTACGGTTCGCAGTCATCGCTGCGGCTTGGCCGGTAGCTCACGACCGGGAACGCGCCTGGCCGCGTCAGGTTCTCCAGCCCCATCGCGCGTAGGTCGTGCAAGAGCTGGTCGGGATCTTGGAGGCCTATAACACAACCTAGCTGAACCGGCACTATAACCTCCCGGTCGAGGAAGGCAGGCCTGACCTGATCCGCATAGGCATTCAGGTGGGTCAGCGCGAACCGCATCCTCCCTACTCGGCTCTTGCCGATGATCAGGTTCACGGACCGGCGCCGGAATATCCCAGGCACGGTGGCAGTCGAGGCATAAAGCGGAGAGAGGGAAGATGTAGATGCTGGGCGGTCGAGGAAAGAACTTAGGTCGGGCTTATCACTAGCCATTCAACGCTCCTATAGAGCGCAAGTATCCTATCGTGTCGGCGGAGGAGGCTGGCATCGTGGATAGGTGCGTGGATACGTCCATGCCGCCTAGTCTGAGGGAAGCAGGGCCAGCCTTGCGACTGGCCCCCACAATCCACGCGACCTGGCTGGGCAGGGGTAGGGATCAGCTACCGAGATGAATCCTAACGCAAACCAGAGATCAATGCAAGCGGAAATTACATGCAGGAAAGCCAATCTTCTCGCCAGCTAGTTACCAGTTGGTAAACATTTCCACAAAAATCTACCTGCCGCCGACCTCGACCTCAAGCAACCACCCACCAAAATACCTCTATACAGATATATAAACTACAGCCAACTTTGTCCGGATCGACTTAAACCCTACATTACAAACCGCGTAATATGATCACTTGACTTGTCCGGATCGTGTCCAGATTGTCCGGTAATATACCGCATTATGAGATAGTGGACAATCCGGCAGAATCCGGACATGCCTACTGACCATATTAAAACAACTACAATCACCAACTTAACCTATCCGGACATGAAATCTCCCAAGAGATAGCATTGCACTTTAGTAAGACAGGTTAGTAAGTAGTAAACGTTACTAGGTGTTTTCTGGCCCTGCAACCTGCCCCAAAATCGCTCGCTCCCGCTCCACATACCCCGCCCAGCCAGCCCTTGCTCGCCGCTCCTCCCTGGTCGTCGCCCGACCGACCAGCCGGTCGACCTGCGTCGCCCGCACCCGGACCACCCGCTGCCAGAGCCGGAACGCTGCCTGCTCGCGCGGGGCCAGGCCTCGCTCAGGGTGACAGCCGCGGAAGTAAGAATACAACCGGTCCGAAAAGTTTGTAAGCTGGTCCTGGGTCATCGCTGTTCTCCCTCTCCCTCTCCGCCCCTCCCGAGGCAAGGCCGGCTCGTCTTCCGCGCCGGCCCAGGTTTGGAATACTACAGTTGGTTGCTGCTGGTTGAGTGTTGCGTTGGACGCGGCGCCGGGCGGGACTGCCAGCCCGACATTCCTGCCTGGCCACCCTCCGGACGGGTTACGATGGGCTCGGGTGCTAATCTCGGCGAAACTCTTCCTCCTGCAGCCAGCTCACCCCCAGCCGAAGCTGCTCGTCGCGGTAGAACTCGGCTCGGGCCAGCAGGGTCCGGCGGCGCAGGAATCCCAGGTCAGGTCTCTCCGCAGCCAGCTCACACTCGCTGGCGCGCATTCCGAGGTCAAAAAACTTGTCGTCGTCGACTGTGGTCAGCCGGGCGATCCGCGTCGGCCTAGCCGAGTCGTGCGTGGTGGTCTGAGTCATCTTGCGTGCCTGCTTTCAGTCGTGCTTCCGAATGTCGTAAGGGTTGGGATCAGCTACCTCGTTCGCCTGCCTGACCCCCACCCGGAGGTCGTAACCCCTAGCCGCACGAGGGTTGGTCGCCGCCAGGTGGCCGACCTTGTGCCTAGCCGTGCTATGCTCTGGCGACTCGTACAGATACCCGCCCTCAATCACCTGCAAATGCCGGTTGATCTCTTTCACAACTTTGCGATGGTCGAGATAGGAGGCCAGCACCGCCAGGACGACGATGGCGAAGATGCCGATGAGTGCCACGCCGGTGAACCAGGCGTTGCTCTGGTCGATCTTGTCCATGAGGTAGGTCATCAGCGCCACCATCCAGTCAGCCCGGCGAACGCGTTAGTCGAAGCCGCCGCGAAGGCTGTCGGCAGCACAAAGTAGGCAGCACAGATCAGCGCCACGGTTACGCGCGGGTGATCTTCCAGCCAGTCCAAGAGATAAGTCATGCCGTCACACTTTCTGGTTTCAAAGTTTCCTGTTCCAAGGTGAACGAAGTCCCAGCCACCGCCGCCTTTGCCGCCAGCAGCACCGAGGCCCCGGTGAATGTCAGCCGGGAGACGCGCCAGACCGGCTGCCGCATATCCGTCACCCGCGCGTTGTGTAGCTCGTAGCTCATGCCGAGCGCGTTAGCCCCACCAGCCTGCTCAGCCTCGCGCAGCACCCGAACCTGCTCGGCGCAGTCGATCGCGTAGAGGTAGCCGCGAACCACGATCCCGTCCCCACGCATCCTCGCGCGGGTAATCACGCCGCACTTGTTGGAGGCGAGATGGTGGCCGAGGTCGGGGTGGACGTTCACGCCCATGCCGATGAGCGAGCCGAGCGCAGACTCGGCGGCGACCCTCTCCAGCACGATCCGGTGACCCTGCGCGCCTGAGGGCGACTTCTCGCTTGGCCGATCCACAAAAGTCAGCACGCCGCGGAACGGGAGCTTGTTTGGGTGAGGCAGAGATGATTTACGAGGCATGGTCAACGTCCTTTCCAGAGGTAGATTGCAAAGATTATTCCAACCAGTTCGGGAAGCGCAGTGACGAGGGTCATGCTCGGAGCCAGCGAGGCCAGCGAGGCCAGCGAGGCCAGTACGCCGCTCATTCCACCACCACCGCGAGCAGGGTCAGCACCAGCGCGGCCAGCAGCCAGCCGAGCGCGCGGAGGAGGTGGGCTCGGTCGGCAGGGGTCGGGTCGAGGATCGGGTCGAGGATCGGGTCGAGGTCGGGCTGGATCACGCGGCTACCCCCTCTCCCGTCTTCGCCAACCACTCGCCCAGCACCGGGAACCTCTCGGCAATCTCGCCCCAAGTCGGATACTTGCCGCCGTTCGCCTTGCCGTATTCCGCGGGCCATGCCTGACTCGCCTTGTACTCACGCTGGTACTGTTTCCGGGCATACAGCAGCGCAAAGAAGTAGCCATCCAGGTCGCGCAACGGACTGGTCGCGCGCGCCTCGGTAACCTCCACAGGTTCGCAACAGGTCAGGCTCGGATACCCGTACCCTCCCGTCCCGACCACCGGAATCTTCCTCGGCAACTCCACCCTGAACGCCTCGCGGTACTTCGCCACGTCGTCCGTTGCGGCGTCGTAAACCCGGACGTTGGCCAAGTCGTGCCATGCGATGCACCCGTACCGTTGCAGCACCTCGAAATCCCCCGCCGGAATCCGCTCCTCGAAGTACCGCGCGATCCGTTCCGCTACCTCAGCCTGCCGCGCAGCAGACGCAACCCGGTCCTGATAATCCTGCCATGCCTCCTGCACCAGCCGGGACAGCAGCCCAGCCTCGGCGCGCGGTTTGAATCTCGCTTTCAGGTTCATCGGATCACTTCCCTTCTTCGACGACTTGCTTGATGATGGTTAGGAGGTCGAAGGGTTTCACCGCCTTCGCCTCCGCCTTCGCCTCCGCCTTCGCCGTCCACGCCGCCGCCTTCGCCGTCCACGCCGCCGCCTCCGCCGCCGCCCGCGCCGCCGCCGCCCGCGCCGCCGCCGCCTCCGCCGCCTCCGCCGCCTCCCACGTCGCCGCTCGCGCCCTCGCCGCCGCTCGCGCCCTCGCCGCCGCTCGCGCCCTCGCCGCCGCTCGCGCCCTCGCCGCCGC